AATATTGTTTAGAAATATTATTGTAGTTATGTAGTTATGTAGTAGTATAGTAATGTAGTAATACAGTAGTATAGTAATGTAGTAGTATAGTAATGTAGTAATACAGTAGTATAGTAATGTAGTAATATAGTGTATATATAATGCTACATTGTAGCAGTAATACATTGTAGTATATATTGACAATAATTGTCATATACTACATTGTAATATTATTAATAATTACAGTATGTTATAGCGTTTTTTGACAAAAATTGTCAAAAGTGACGTGAATTGTCACTTTTCAGTATATAGCATATACTACAATGTAGTATATAAGAAATAAATTTATATTTATATTTGTAATGATATTAAGTACTTATAAATAAATTAAAAAAAATATGCAAATATATGCTATTGTGCATGAAACTTGCTTTATATAATAGCATGACAGCGAAACAAAAAAATAAAAAGTACATAAAAGACTTGACAAAAGACTTAAAAGTATATAGACTTTTATGTATTACAAACTACAAAATTAACAACTTATTTGACGCTAAAAAATATTACTATGTCAAAAGCAATTAAAATATTAATTTCGTTATACTTATTTGCAATACTTTATTGTATTACTTATAATGACAGCTTGACTTGCTTGCTTAATTTCTTTAACAGCTATTTTAAATAATAGCAGAAAAGCGAAGTGTGCATTATGACAAGTAAAGAAAAAAGCAAAGCAAGTAAATTATACAGTATGTTTGTTGACAGCGCAACGACTGACAACGAAAAAAGTACAGCTAAAAACAAGCTGACTAACTTGCTAAAAAAACATAAAGCAAGTTTAGCTGACTTTGTTGACAACGTAAGCGCTGACAACGCTAAACTGTTTGACTTCAGCGAAAAGAAAGAAACTGAAGTCAAACGAAATTACAAACTTTCAGACAATACGCTGAAAGCAAGTAATAATAAGAGGTCACGCAGAAAACTTATTATTGACATGCTGAAAGAAAACAATTTCACGAAACGTGAAATTGCAAGCATATTGACTGAAAAGCATGAAATTGCTGACTACAAAAATAACTTGAAAGCGGTTTCGGGTACAATTTACGATCTAGCTACACACAACGTAGCTACATTTAAAATTGACAACGAAACAGACAAAATAATTTCAGTTTTTGCGTAGTCAATAACTTGCAAGCAAGTCAAGCTGTATATTTTAAACAACTAAAAAAGAAAGCTAAAAACATGACAAAATTAATTAATTTACTAACTGAAATTATTTTGCTTGTAACAACACTATTTTTTAATAGTGTAGTTATTTACTTAGTTTTAAACTAACTGTATATAAAAATAATACATGTATTAATTACATATACATGTATTATTTTTAAGCAAAATGATGAAGCGGTGTTATTTACTTAATGAAGCAAATTTACTAAATATGCTTCATTAAATAAATAAACTACATGCAATAAATATGCAATATTTACTGAAACCCATACAACCCATGAAGCCCGACCTCCACCCCAGACCACGCCATATCCGCCATCCCGTATACCTCCGCCAGCCATGACCTACCGTGATCCCTATACGCCCGTGATCCCACATAGCCTGCACCCCTACCCCCACGGTCTGGTCTGGCGCGGTCTGGTCTGATGTGATTCAATCTAATCCACGCTCACCCACGCAGCCTCCCAATCGTCCCATTCTAATCCATTCGTAGCCCATGGTCTGGTCTGGTCTGGGCAGGCGTGGTCTGGTCTGATACTATCTAAATCATGAAGCCCGAAGCCTCTGCTCCTCACCCACGCCCTGCTCTGCTCTTGCCCGTAAACCTGCGTGAGTCGTTAAACTATGCAATCAGAGGGTAGGCGCGGGTTGATATGATTGATTAAGACTGTGTGGGCAGGATAGGTGTAGATGATTATATGCTTTCGTACTCACATCTGCTCTTGCTCATACCTGGGCTCGTCGCCACACCCCATGCACTCCATGATTCGATACAATCAATCAAGCTATACCTACCCTTATTTACTTTGTTTCTTAGCTACTACTGCGATACTAAAGGAAAGATACTATCCTTATCACGATTCGCACCTTCCCATGATGCTACTGCTATAAACGGATATACCTGAGTATTATCTTGTTCTCCATTTTTACTATGCTATACTATGTACTATGTGAAGTGTATAACTTTTAACTTGGATTGGAAAGGAAAGAATAGGGATGGACTTATTAATTAGCTTGTTTGATATGGTACGGTGGCCTTTGGTGGTACTTATTTGTTGTGGGATGGTTTGTGGAACGATTACTGATGTGGTTGAGTCGATGTGGTCAGAAGATTAGTGAGAAAAGATTAGGTTGCTGAGAAATTTGTGAGAAAATATTAGTGAGAAATTGTTAGAAATTTTTAATGGATAGGTGTGATAAATTTTATGGGTATGTGTAAGAAATATCTTGTATAACCACATGAAATGTATTACATTATTAATATGAAAGCAAGAAAACACAAAGAAGGGAGGTGAGTAGGGATGATAAAAGCGAAGCGAGAAATTTATAAGAGCAGGGTGACGAGTGCTGAAGAGGATAGGAAAGCAGCACAGAATCATGGTCTGCACCCCAACCCTGAAACGAGTCACGAGCACAGAGTTTGGACTGTTAAGGGTGACGGTCGTAATTGTACCGCGGTCATCAGCGAGTATGAGGGCACTACACCTTACCGTGTTTCTTTCGTAATGCACCACGACAAGCACGAAGCGGTCATTATAGACAATGGGCAATGGGATTTGTTGTGCTTCGATCTGGATTATGACAGAAACGAAGTTTGGGTAGCATGTGAAAACTATTTGGATTGGGTGAAAAGGGACCATGATTTATACAGTTGCGACAATTACGAGTTTAAAGACTATGACGATCTGATGGCGGTGTTGTCGTAAGTGGTGTTTATTTTGTGCTTGCTTGTGCATTAGAAAGAAAAGATCATGCAATGTCCGCGAAATAAGCAAGCGCAAACTAAGTAACCATTTGCAGTTTTAACGTGCGAAAATTAAAACAAGAAGGGAGGTGGTGAGGGTGAAAGAAAGAACTGATTATTATGAGTTTGTTTCTGGCGACTACGGGGATAGACAATTTAGAATTGATTATACTGCTGACTGGGTTGAGGTGAGTTGGGTAGCAGATGATGGAAACGACACACATGGGTTTAAACTGAGTATTGACAACGAAAACGGACTGGTTAGTTGCTTGGAGCACACTGGAATTGAGTGTGATATGGTGGCAATGGTGGGTTTAATTATTGACTTAGAAGTGAGAGGAGAACTGGTCGATGAGTAACAATTTACCACAAAAAGGCCCGCAGCTTTTGGGCGACAGCTACAAATGTAGGGTAGCGTGTGAGTTTAAGGACTATGGGTTCATGAGACGCATGCCCACGGGCTACAGAGTAGTGGAGCGAGAAAGGTATTTCTGCACTGGGTCAAAGGGTAACAGAGTCGGTGACATTATAGAAGTTTGGTGCAGGAATGGTCGCTGGCAAAAGAAACTGCGGTACGATCATGTAGCGGCTTTTAAGGCACGGATAGTGCAGCGGTACTACACGGAGAACGAGCACATGCTGTATGGGTGCTTTCGCAATTACCATGCACGGGTTTACATTTTAGAAGGTCGCTTTGCTGGTAAGAGTGTAAGCATACGGTACTAGGCGGGTAGCGCAGTTTAATGTGTGTTGGGGAGGTGAGGTGCAAGCAGAGTTATCCGCTAAAATATAAACAAAATATCTTGTATAACCACATGAAATGTATTACATTATTAATATGAAAAGCGAAAACAAAACAGCAAAAGAGGGGAGGTGAAAAGTATGCGGTTTTCAATTAGAAAACAAGACGGTACGGTACAGCGTGTGGATGTTGACAGCGTTTGGGTGCAAGCGGTACACGGTGAAATGAAATGCGGAGAGGTCGTAGACGATTACAGACTGTTGTGGGAATATGACGACGGATGCTTCAAAGCGGATGAAGGATGCTGTGCAACGCCCTGGGAATGTGACCACGACCAAGAAACACGTGGTCTTGTCTATTTTCGTAACTCAAACATGTACATCACATACGACGGGTTGCTACCATGAAAAAGAAACTCTTTGCGCTAATTTTAGCAGGTCTGATACTAAGTGGATGCGCTAAAAACATACACTGGTTTCGGGCTACTGACGAGTGCTGTACGGATGCGTGTATTACAGCACGGACTGGTGACTTCAACCCCGCTGACCCATGCTACAGCAGCGGGCATTTAGATGAGCACATAGCATTTGATGAGGAACTTTAAAAGGAGGTGCAAAATGTGTATCAAAGACTTTGAAGGGTGTAGCAGGTGTGGTAATGATACGCTTGACTACGAAGGTGAGGCTGGTGCACCTGGTGTCGGTTCATTTTGGAGATGCCCAAAGTGTGGCGTTTCATACCACAAACGCTATGGGCGCTTCACATTAATGGAGCAGGTTGACCCACTTGACTTAGTACTGCAACCATGGCAAGTACAATAGCTCATGATTACATAGCTTATGTGGAGAGGGCATAAGCTATGTGGTAAGTGCTACTGCACTGGGAAGGAGGTGAAGAATATGAGTTTCAAAGACGAGTATAATAAAGCAGAAACTGGTGGAGATTTGGACAGGGCGATAGAACGGTGCTTGACGGTGGCAGAACGGGATAAGCTGATTGAGGCGATGGAGATTGTGGAAGAGTACACTGGGCTGGACATGAGGCAGGAGTACTTGATGATGGTGCTGAAAGCGATGAAGAAGGTGGAGAAGCGAAGCAGAAGGTGGGGCATATGGGCCATGCGGTCCTCCCTGAGCCATATGGGACCTGCTGAGTCCTGGTGCAAGCGTGATGGTGAGGTGATGATCTTTGAGGACGAGCAGGAAGCACAAGACCAATGTGATGAATACAACGATCACGCTGGTCCCAACGTAGCATATCAGGTGCGTGAGTATGTATGAAAAAATATCTTGCAGGGCGAATGGAAACATGCTACATTATATGTGCAAGCTAAGAAATTGGTGAGCACATGACTAAGGAAGAGGGAAATAGCTCATGAAATTGGACATTTACATTGGATTGATGGTAGCAATTATAGCTATCATCTCGGTTCTTCACTTTAGCCTTTGCTAAGGAAAGGAGCGACTGAAATGGAAGAGGCCCAAGAGCAACATCAATATAAACCCCGCCGTCCAAGATCTCACGAAGACCGCTACTTAAACGATCCCCGTTGGGAAACAGCTAAGAGACTCGCTTCAGAGTGCCGCTTTGCAGAGTGCAACGTGCTGGTATTGCGGATAATGAGATCGTACGGCAAAATTTACAGTTAAGGAGATTAGAGTCATGGGAGAAAACTTACTGGTATTAGCAAAAGAAGCGTCTGGTTATGACACAGTGATGGGTATGCTGGAAGACTCAGTAGACGGTATCGCTGTGGGAATCTGCGACAAATGCCACGCAATCCGTGACGTGGAGCCTGACGCCAGCAACTACGATTGCTGGGAATGTGAAGGTGGCAAGGTAAACAGTGTACTGGTACTTGGAGGACTCATTTAGGATTCTTCAACCTCTTTTCTCACTGCTGTTGTAGGTAGTAGTGAGAAAAGATGCTGAGAAATCCTGAGAAAAGGAAAGCAAAATGCCAAAAAAGATTAGAGTCTATACAGTTAAATGCAGAAGAGGTTGCGGTAAGGTATTAGCAACCACAAATAGGTCAATCTGGGGTGTACCACAACATATACGAGAAAAGTACCAAGGTATATGCGGTGACTGTTTGACCCCAGAAGAACACAGGGAGATATTTGAAGCCACCCAGAAAGCGGTAGAAAGGAAATGCCATGAGACTCACACTCTCCGACAATGAAGGCGAAGTCCTAAACACTTGGGAAATTGTAGAAGATTACCCAGTAGACTTTGATTTTGAAGACCTAGATGATGACTGGGCTGAAGATAAAATTATCATCAGTGAGGTAAACAGGGCTCCACTCTCTGCCTCCTCTTATGGTCGCCAAATACTGAGAGAAATACAGAGGATGTGGGAAGTAGGAAGGAGATAGAAATGCGTATCGTAATTAAATTGGACGAAAAGATAGAAGGTTTCAAGGGAGCAGATGGTTTCACCAGAGAAAAGCTCGTAGCCGATACTCTTTATAAAGTATTTGATAAGGCGGGAGAAAGATTTGAAACCATCAGCTTATGGATAGAAAACAGTGAGTGTAATGAACTGGTTATGAACTTTGAAACTGGTGACATTATTACTCGTCTGCGCTGAAATTGCAGTTTTAATAGCGTACAGAATCGTAAATCCCACGCTTTCATTTGACGAATTCTGCATGAACTTTTGCTTTTAATGCTATGACAAGCAGTAAATAAAAACCACGAAGGGAAATGAAGATGAAGTATTGTCCGAAATGTAAGAGCAAACTGTACCCCTACGACAGCACAGATATGGAGAAATATGGTATCTGCTCTTATTGCACAACATTTGGTAAGTTACCAAAAGAGGAAGCCATTGCAGCGGGTTGGCATTTTGGTATGGGTAACTTAGGGCTCTTAGGAGGAATAGGTACTCCTGATGACCTACCAAAGCTGATAAAAGAAAGCAATGGTGACTGGAAGAAAGTAGCTAACGAGTATGATTATTTCCTCCAGTCCCTCATGGAGTCAGACCAAATGTACGATGACTGCTTGGAAGAAGTCGACCATTGGATTAAAATAATGATTAAAGGAGAGGACGAGTACTTCTTAAAAGAATGGGAGAAAAGGAAAAATGGATGAAATAATCATATTTTGGATCATTGTTTTGGCACTAATACCTTTCATAGTGAGGAATTGAAAAATGGGCACACACTCTCCAGGAAGATACAGAAGAAAAGGACGTAACGCATTTGTGCCAGGAGAAACTAATCCTGAAGATTTCTTCGACTACCCTAAAAAGTCATGGTGGTATAAACATCATTTGGAAGATTTCTTAGAAGGATGGGAAGAAGCAAAAAGGAAATATGAAAAGGAGGAAAATAAAATGATAGAATTCCCAATTTACTTTGACGATCTCAATGAGGAAACACAGAAAAGGTTTCTCGAAGTGCAAGGACTGAGTAGCCCTGAAGAAGGAAACTACGACATAACTCCAATTGCTATTGTACAGCACGACGATGAAGATATAGATGAGTGTCCAACTAAAGGTATGATTTAAATTTATAATTTATCTTGACAGCACCGGCCTTTTATACTATACTATAGATATGAAAACAATACGAAGAATACAAAAAAGATGGGAAGAGGTTCCAGAGTGGATTAAGGACATAATTGGATTAATTGGTTTACTTTATGCCCTTTTCGTGTTCGCTAACATCATGGGATACGCTTCATGGAAGTAAAAAAGAATCTATACAAAGGCACTTTCAACTGGTTCGGAGAAGTTCACACACTCTACACTCACTCCTCCTCCTTCGCTAAAGCCCGCACTTCCCTATTCCACAAATTAGCTGACAAAGTAGGATACCATTTCGCCTACGTATCCAATTACTACAGTATTGATAAAAATTATCAAATCAATCAGGAGGTACAAAATGCCAAAGACCCTGAAGTACACGAGAAGAGACGTGGAGTTCAACAATCTCTCTTTCCTGGCACGCCCTTTGAGAACAATAGATAAAGGCGACATGAGGTTCCATGTAAACCATTTTCTGGTAGAAGAGGATCGCTCTGCTGTTAGCACAAATGGTTCTGTACTGCACTGGGTAAAACATGTTCCTTTAGTAGCTGGTTTCTATAAACCTAAAAAGGTGCATAGAAATATGCTGGAGATAGAGTTTGTATGCAAGGTGGAAGAAGCACCACTGAACTACCCAGACTACAAGGACATACTCCACGACTGGGCAAAAGAGACAGGTCCATATGTCAGCATTGATCTTGATTCAGACGACAAGCCTGGTTACAGCAGGGCTCTTGCAACCATTATAAGAACTATGAGCAAAGAGTGTATGAACATAACGTGGTTGGAGATACTGACTGACGGACCTTGGGAGGGATATATAAGAGACGAGAATCCCAACTACTTTCATCAAGGAGAGCGCAAAGCACTAATAATGCCAATGAGGTTATAGAAATGGGACACTTTGTGAATAGAGGGATGAAATGTTGGGACGAGGAAATATCAGATCCTTCCTTTGTCGCCTTTGGAGACACTCCCTTTCCTACACGGTTCATCGACGATGTGGAAGGATACTACTATTACTCTTTTGGTTGTCGAGAAGATTGCAGTACTGGAGAAGTAATAGAGGTTTGGTACAAAAGGAGAGAGCTATGAATCATAAATTCGCTGTATCCGCAGAGTTAGCAAAGGCAAAGAGTATGGAAGATGAGGTAATAGATGCTTGGAAGAGTATTACAGAAGCCTCCCCAGGTGCTGTACATGACATACTCAAAGATTGGTATGCTGGTAAAATATACCTCCTTGTGCCCTCAAGGGTGTATGATAAACTTTGCGATAAAATATAAAAAATATCTTGCAATCCGTTTAAATAGCTGTTATACTTAAGGAAACACTAAAGGAAGAGAGGGTGTAGCTATGACTAATCAAGAGTACCTCAACCACTTGACTGGAAAGAACCTAAGTCACCTTAAACCACTGTACGAGAAAATCTTCACGCAATCTCCCCCCGCTAAGTTTAAAAAGAAGGACATCATCCAAAAGCTCTACGACAGGTTCAAAGAGCTCAACAAAGAGAACCCCAGCGCAGAAGAGTACAATCCTGACATCGACCCCCAGTTTGGCATCACTGAAAACAACTACCACAAAGTTACTTCCCGTGCAGGTAGCCGACGCAGTATAATCATCGAAGCGATAAAAGAAGGAATATGGGACACGGTTACGTTGGCAGAAATGTTGCACATGAAGAACGAGACATGGCCCTTAAAGAAGAACAAAGTAGCGGTCAGTGGAACAATAGCTGACTTGAGAAAGAACAAAGGATGGGACATCAAAGTCGATGACAAAGGAAGGATATGTGTAGCAAATGGTACTTAAAATCATAATAGTCCTAGCCTTGTGGGTACTCGTCAGCATACCATTAGGTATAATAATAGGACGCATACTAAGAGAGAAACACAATGAAACTAAAACCAGGTTATAAATACCACTACGAAAGACCTATGGTTTCTAATAAAGTGATACATGTAATTGCAATCATAGAAGACCACGCGGTATTCTGTTGGTACAGTTATAAAAGAAGGTATTGGCAGTTCCAAATAGAATGGACTGAAATCTTAAAGGATAGTATAAAAGAAATAGGTAAAAGTCCATATAAATTTGACATATCAATCCCAAAACAGGAGGTTTATCATGGAACAACAAGTTACACCTGAGTTCCCTGAAGTAGAACTCACAACGGTAGAGGTGGCTGGCATTACTGCTGAGAACTACAAGGCGGTGAGGAATGTCGAAACAGACCAGATTTATGATATCGTCAGCCCTAAATACAAACTGGTAAGGCATGAAAAGGTGCTGGAGAATGTAGAGGAAGTACTGGAAAGAAATACAGTAGATTTTGGTTCCTACTCCAAGCATGTGTTCCTTTACAAAGACGGCGCCCGCATGAGGACCAAATACAGGTTTGACGATGCTCAGGTAGTAGTTAAATTCCGTGGGAAAGATGACGTTATGAATCCCACACTGGAGGTTTTCAACAGCTATGACCGTAGTTGTAAACACACAGTGATGCTGGGAGCATTTAGAATGGTATGCACGAACGGTCTTGTTATAGGAGAAACCTTCGCTAAGTACAAGAAACGCCACATGCCTGACCTGTACTTGGAAGATGTACAGTATGCACTCAAAGATGGTTTTACAGCTATCGACGACCAAAGGAAGCAGTGGCAGGATTGGACCTCTACCCCTTTACTGCCTGAGAAGTTTGAAAAGGTGGAAAAGAAATTGGATCTTAATAACAAAGAGACCACGTTGCTGTTGGAAGAACCTGAAACAAGCACCAACGCTAACTTAGCCCGCTGGTTAGCTTTACATGAAATGGGCGGTAAATGGGAGAAGGAAGCAGAAGAGTATATGAATATGTGGATCTTCTACAATATACTCACACAGTTTACCACACACCATATAGCCAGTGAAGTACGCCGTCAGCAGTTAGAAGATAGAATCAGAAAGGTTATGTTTAACTGAAGACCTTATGGCTGACCTAACCGAGAGCTCCCTAATCACGCTGACGGGTAAGCAAAGTAGGTGAACCTCTTGGTAATTGTCCTACTGACCAGAGCCCCAATGCTCGGACAGGTTGCAAGAGGAGGTCAGCCTTCAAACTTATCTTGCAATATCATATTGAAATTGCTACAATTAATTAGAAAACAAAAAGAAGGAGGTGAAACAAATGGCACTAAGATCTATGTCGGGATTTAGCAGAAAAGAGAGAACAAGCCACACCACAGAAAAGCTACTCATTTCTAATCAGAAAAACAGAGACAACGCTATGGTAGTATTCTATATTGGTTCCAAACTATGTGAGAAAGCCAACATACGTCCCAGTGACAAGCTGGACGTGCTTTGGGACGACACTACAGGTGCTGGTGCTATTGTTCAAACTGAAGAAGGTAAAACTGTAACGATCCTAAAAAATGGTAGAGGTGTTTTAAACTTCACCTGGAAAGAAGGGATGCCTATCCCTCCAGAAAGTAATGGACCTGTTGAAGCCATAAACGTGCAGGTAGAAGAACAAAATGAAGAAATTCATTTCACATTCCCTGAAAACTGCCTGCAATAGGAAAAATTTACTGCATACTTTGACATTAAGCAAGTAAAGTTCGTGCAGAATTCAGCAAATAAAAGCGTAGGAATTTGCTACAATCACAATACTTTACAGCTAATTGAAGCAGAAAGGCCCAATCCTATTATGTCGCTACAACACATTGAAGATTACCACATTGACTTGGAAGCGAAAAGGCACATAATGAGGGAAGTCTGTGATGAGGCTAAAGCATTGATGATAATACTGCTGGAAGCCCCAGAAGAGTTCCTCAGCCAATTCAAATTTAATAACTCCTTTTCCCGCCGACGCCTCGAAAACTACCTCATGTTTGAAGAAAGATGGAGTGCAACTAAGGTCAAGAAAGTAATGAGTGACCTCAGGCGGGCTCATGAGAGGTTTTTAGCATTATGAGTACACCATGGAAGAAACTATACTTTAAATTCGAAAAAACACTACTCAAACAATTAAGCACAAACCTTCCAGGAGTAGCATGGGACAGAGCTGTACTTATTCCTATCCTGAAATGTATAAGAAGGAAACTAAAAGATGAGATTCCTAATCGAAAGTCCAGTCTTTAGCAAAGGACTGGACAACGAAGCAAAACAATTCTTACGGTCAGCTCTCCGCTACCAAGAGCCCTTCTATGTGAAAAAGAAATATGGAGGCACCACTAAGATGCACAATAAGTATATGTCCACAAAAGGTGGTGTCTTCCTAACAGGGCTCGTGCCACGGGTGAAAGACACACTGATGCAAAGAGGAATGAAGTCCATATGGACCTTCGGTGATATCATGAAGGAGATTCCACTGCCCACTACAGATCCCTACCTTGAGGGAATCACGCTAAGGGAATTCCAGGACAAACTCATACTCAAAGCCATCATGACTCAGAGAGGTGTCATAAAAGCACCTGCACGAAGTGGCAAGACGGTGATCATGGGAGGCATAGCGAGCTGTTTCCAGAGCAAATTTCAAACTATCTTAATCCTAATGCACACAAAAGACCTACTATGGCAAACCTATGAAGAGTTCCAACGCTTTGGCTTTGAAGATATAGGTATAGTAGGAGATGGTAAGAAAGAGTATGGACATAGGATCACTATTGCTCTACATCAAAGCTATGTCAAAGCGTTAGGAACTAACGGACATACTCATCATGACCTCATAATGGTTGACGAAGCTCATCACATAGCAAGCGATGACAGCAATTATGGGAAGATACTTAAGAATGACCTTGCTCCCTTTCGCTTTGGTGTAACAGCAACTCCTTCTCCTGAATTAGGAAAGCGACTTGCAATGGAAGGCTTGATAGGTCCTGTTATAGGTGAAATCACTCAGGAAGAAGCTCGTGTAGCGGAAGTTGTTACGCAGGCCAAAGTAAAGATAGTTAAAGTACCCCTAAATGTGTCGGTAAAAAATATCAAAACTTACTACGAAGCCTACAAAAAAGGAATAGTACTCAGCAGAACCAGAAACAGACTGATAATGAAAACTGCTACAGGATTATTGGATGAGAACAAAACAGTACTCATACTGGTGAGACGAGTGCGACATGGATTTGAATTAGCAAATATGTTTGAGAAATTTTCAGAGTATGAGGCTCCTTTTCTTTGTGGCGGAATAGATGCTGACACAAAAAGAGAGATGAAGCGGTTACAGAAGGACATTGAGAAAAGATTGACTTCAGATAAGGGAAAAGCCAAGTTGCAAGAAATGTATGATGAATTTCAAGACTACAAGAACTTGGAAGCAAAAATAAAAGTAAACAATCAGAAACGTCCTCACTACCGAAAAGCCCTCAATGACCGCAGCATAAGATGTATTATTGTAACCAATATATGGAATGAAGGCATTAACATACCAACGCTGGATGCTATCATTAATGCCGCAGGAGGTAAGTCAGAGATACAAACAATACAGGCTGCGAGCAGGTCGCTGACAGCGAGTGCAGAAAAGGAATATGGATTGATAGTTGACTTTTTCGATCCAAACGCAAGGTGGTTTGTTGACCACTTTGGAGAACGCATTTCACTTTATTGTGAGGAGGGATGGCTATGATAGTTATCAAAGATGCTTTTAAAGTTTCACCAAGAAAGTTCTGCATCAGATCAAAATGGGGACATTGGACAACTTCTTTGACCCAAGAGCTTAGAGCTGCCATTGGTCACTTAGAAGAACACGAATACGTGTTCATGCGTGACACTGATTCAGAAGATTGCCGTATTTTCTTCAATGGACGCAGAGCTGACCTAGAACCTGAGGACTTCTATTAATGGATATAGAACTGTTTGATGTAAAGGCCTACCTTAATGACAGAGGTGTAAGGATATACACTTCAGGAAAGAACTGTAGTCCTGGTTGGGTAAACATTCGCTGTCCTTTCTGTGGTGACAAGTCTAACCATCTTGGTATCAACCTAAAGTCTAAGAAATGGCACTGTTGGAAATGTCACCAAACAGGGCTTATTACTAAAGTAATAAGCATAATTGAGGACGGACAAGGGGATATATATTCCATATTAGAAGAGTTTAGATCTTCTCACATAGGCACCTATCATCCTAAAAGGAGGGATCCAAAAGGGCTGCCTAAAGAATCCTTAGACACCTTACCAACTATACATAAAGACTACTTAAGGCGGAGGGGATTTGATCCTGTAGAAATTCAGGATAAATATTATGTCAAAGCCTGCTGGGAAGGAGGTAAATATAAATTCCGCCTTATCATTCCTATTTATATGAACTTCAAACTGGCAGGCTTCACGGCACGAGATGTTACCTTCAAAAGTCCTATACGCTATAAGAACCAACCACAGAATGAATGTCCTGTGCTACCAGAGCGATGGGTTTACAACATAGATAGAATTACAGGAGACACAGTGGTAATAGTAGAAGGACCTTTTGATGTATGGCGTATGGGTAATGAATTTGTAAGTTTCATGGGAACCACAGCCACTACAGCCCAAACATCAGCACTTGTGAATAAAGGTGTTAAGAGAGCGATAGTGTTGTATGACCCTGAAGAGGAGGCACAAGAAGTGGCAGATCAGATAGCTTATGATTTAGGTATGTTTATATCCGAAGTAGAAAGAGTGGAATTAGATCTACCAGAAGGCAAAGATCCAGCAGACCTCACACCACAAGAGGCTGCACAGTTAAGGAGCGAACTGTTATGAAATGGAGTAGACTTAGTGGAATAGACGATTATGTAGAAGGTTCTACATTTAGACAGTTATGGAAAGAACATATCAAGAAGGTAATAAAAGAAGCAGTCCAAAAGGGAAAAGATAAAAATAAAGATACAAATAAATCCTAAAAATTATCTTGCAAGCTGTCATGGTGCTGTGCTATTATGTGTACCTATACACAAGTACTGCGAAGAGGGATTAATAATAGTGAGCTGGGCTGCTCCTTCCACACACTAACACCCCTCTTCCTGTTAGTACCTACCAAGCAGTAGCCCGGTTCACTATTGTTAATCCACCACAAGGGTAAGAGGGGGGAAGAGGAAATCTGATGGAGTTCTACCATGATACTGAGATGTGGGCTGTGTAACAGAAAGGTAAGTACAGAGTTGGAAGGAACAATCAGAGGAAAAATTATATGCAACTCCTGCTGGGATAGCCAAATTAAGCCCTACCTTCACTCAGCGCGATGTTTCGACGGAAAGTACCTTTTTTGTCCTAATAAAGATGCATCAGAAAGCCAAACGCAAGACCTGACATGTATAGCTAAAGCTATACATAGCAAATCTAGCATTCAACATTCTGTTGTTTCCTCTTTTTTACGCCAAAAAAGTACGTCTCGGCCGATCAAAAAAAGAAGCAAATCTTATAGGGAATACAAAGAGGAAACTCATGCTAACAGTCAAAAGATCAGGGAAGCACAGACTAAAAAAGGTCCTATAAAACCTAAAAGACAGAGAAAAGAAATCACACCTATCTCTTGCCCTAAGGTGGTAGAGGAAATTATTAACTTTTGGAACACATTAGGACTGCATAATGCTCAACCAGGAACTAAGACCTATAATGAAAACATAAGACAGGTAAAAAGAGCTATGAGAGGTTCCCTATCCTGTGCTGAAGGAAGGAAATTTAATAAGGAAGAAATCATAAAGTCTATAACTAACTTTCACCTGGCAGCTACTCATCCTCATTACCATCCACCTGAAAGTAAATACAAGAAATCGCTCACTAAAATACCTCTCGCTTATTATGTCTACAGTAAACATTCCAGCAGGTCCTACCTAGAGGAATATTTAGAACCTCCTAAGAAAATAGAACAACAAGAGCATCCAGAAGATAAATATCCCAATCTAACTAAGTACTACGCCAATTTCTATCTAGATAAAGTGCTCGGAGGTATAAAACCTAAAAATGGCCTCAGCCAGTACGATATGAACCATTTTGTCCGCGCTGCAGAGCGAACAGCAGAATTCTATAAAGAGCACGAAGATAAGATGGAGTTAAGAGGGGCAGGCATTTATAGCTTGCTACAATTTGGAGAGCTGGTAACCGAAGCGTTAGAGCAAAGCGTGAATGGAGATCTCCATAAATTGACGCCTGGGTGGTTCAGCAGCGATACGATGTTTGACAAAAGGTTACCAGCTTTCCTCTACTCTAATAGTATTATTGAGGACAGGAGGGATTTTTGATCCGCAGACGAGTCAAAATAGACACAGCTGATGAGAAGAACTTAATGATAGGTCTGATTATCAGTAAAAGGTTCTGTCAAACCTTCCTTCCTATGATACAGTCCCATTACCTACAAAGTAAGTACAGTAAAAGGGTGTACAAATGGGTGAGAGATTATTACAAAGAATTTGAAGATGCACCTGGACACAATATACAGAAAATCTATGAAGTAGAGAAGGAGGAACTGGAGGAAGAAGAGCAGAAGCTGGTAGGAGAATTTATTGCAGGACTGAGTGGTTATTATGAAGAAATGGAGAGTTTCAATGAGGAATATTTAGAGAGGCGCTGTTTAAAATATCTAAAGAAAAGATCCATAATAGACCACAAAGACAAACTGATGAACTTAATTGACCTTGGTAAAGTTGAGGAGGCTGAGATAGAAATTTCTAACTTTAGGAAGGTCAGTAAAACTACATCAGAATGGATAAATCCTTTTGATATCCAACAAATAGAACAAGTGATGATTCGTGATGAAGAATACTTGTTTAAAATGCCAGGTAGGCTAGGACAGATATTAGGTCCTCTTAAAAGAACTTGGCTAATATCCCTTATGGGTCCTATGAAGCGGGGAAAGACTTGGTGGTTGGAAGAGATAAAATTCGCTGCCTTGTATAACAGGCTGAAGGTAGCTTCCATTTCATTAGAGATGTCAAAAGAGGAAACGTCTATAAGGTCCTATCAACGACTTACCGCCCTATCTACCGAAGAAAAAAACATCTACCGTTTTCCCATATTTGACTGCCTTAAGAACCAGCAGGGCACCTGTGACATGAAAGAGCGTAGGGGTTCTGGTTCACTAATAAATGATGAAGGCAAATTATCACCTTACAGTCCTAACTTAGATTGGACAGTTTGTACTTACTGCCTTGACAATAAATTGGGATTCTTTGATCCTGAACCTTGGTATGAAGAGCAAGAGGTTCCCACCATGTCAGTAGCTAAGGTTAAAAAGGCTACCAAATCTTTTATGATGATGTATGGAAACAATTTGCTTAGAACTATAAGCTATCCCATAAAGACTGCCAACATAGGAGATATAAAGAGGGATCTTGACTTGCTGGAATATACAGAGGATTTTATACCTGACGTTATACTGATAGACTATATGGACATTTTGGGTCCAGAAAATCCTAAGCTGGTTGGTCGTGAAGCTATAAACGATACCTGGATGACAGCAAAGAGCCTAGCACAGGAGCGGGGCTGTTTAGTTGCCACGGCTACACAGGCAAATAGAGACTCAATGGAAAAGACATATGTTAGACAAAAAAACACAGGTGAAGATATCAGGAAGTTAGCACACGTAAACTTAATGGCGGTTCTTAATCAAAAAGACTTCGAGAAGAGAAAAAATATAATGCGCTTTGGAGTGATAGCACATAGGCACAAACAATTTGACGAAACGATGACTATCAAGGTTCTTCAACAATTAGATCTCGGGCAACCTTACCTGGATGCCGCACTTGATAAAGTGAGAGGAGATTAAAATGGATGACCGTTCAAAGATTTATCTAACAATAACTACAATCTTATTAGTACTCCTGTTCTTTTTATATGTTTATAGCTACAAAATAAATCAATGGAAATGGGAATATGTTAGAAAACACATGCACGGTAAGGTGGAAGACTACAAAGTAACAGATGATTTAACTATACGTTGGGTTCCTGTAGATCCGAGCATTTACGTTTATACTAGAGAAGGAATTATTCATATAGACCTAAGTAAAAGGGAGGTAACTAAATGATAGTAGGAAAGACATTTACATTTGATGCAGCTCATCAACTACCTAAGTATCGTGGGGACTGTAATAAGCTACATGGTCATACCTATAAGTTGGAGGTAGAAGCATATGGACCTGTAGTTACGAATGAAAGAAGCACAATAGAAGGAATGGTTATTGACTTTAAAGATCTAAAAGATTTAGTAGAAGAGGTTGTTCTTAACAACCTTGATCATTCTTACCTAAATGATATATTTGAGAATCCCACAGCAGAAATCATAGCCTTTAAGATATTTTATGAGCTAGATAAATACTTTGAAGAGGAAGAGGATAGAGGTATTTCAAAAGTAAGGCTGTGGGAAACACCAACCAGTTACGTGGAGGTACGTCATGAAGATTTACAGCATTTTCTCCAGCATACACGGGGAGGCAAATTGCCGTGGACAGGGTAGTTGGGCAACATTCGTACGAACTGCTGGGTGTAGCTTAGGTTGTAACTACTGTGATACAAAGTATGCCCAAGATCCTAGAGTAGGCAAGGAAATGGACATTTTTAGGTTAATAGAAAGAGTGGAGAAGTATAAAGGTCCCTATTTGTTGATCACAGGGGGTGAGCCACTAGAGCAAGGGGAAGAATTGCTTCAGTTTATCTCACTGGTTAGAACTAAAGGATTCCACGTTACGGTAGAAACAAATGGAGCCTACGCTCTACCCCCACGGCAGCTCTGCACCGTGGATTGCTATGTGGTAGACTATAAGCTGCCTGGTGCAGGAGTAGGTGATGTTTTTCAATGGGCTAATACTAACGTGTTTTCCCAAAATGACGTGGTTAAATTTGTGATATCAGACGAGAGTGACTATCAAGAGGCAAAAAGAGCTTATAGGAGACTGAAACAGAGAAATTCCAAGGCAAGGTGCGCTTTCTCTCCAGTCCTGGATAGGTTAGAACCTGCTGCTCTATACTATTGGATGCTGGAAGACAATATTTGGGACGTACAGCTCAGCCTTCAGTTGCACAAATTGGTGAAACTTCCAGAACCTAGGTAAACTGCCTAAAAAATATCATCAAAAAGTTTATAAACACCAATGGAAACGTTCTATAATGTAGCTATAATTAGCTGAAAGGCTGAATAACTAACTGGGCGAGAGCTCAAATATCACACAAGGAGGTAACACATTATGGCATTAAGTCCGCAATTTGTAAACGCAAAAGAGCTGAGAGAGCAGATTGGTGCTCTCAATGCAACCGGTGTTCTGGAAGAGAAGTTGAAGACCGTAGGCATTAAGAAAGAGGTCATGGTCGACAGTTTTCTCAAGGCCGTAGATAGCATTCCAGAAGGCAGTGAGGAAGAAAAGAAGCTGCCGGATTCCGTCGTGGAATTCTATAACAGCATTGTCGAAGGGAAAGATCCTAGCCCTGAAGAGATTGCCGCGATGGAAGCTGCCAAGAAGAAAGGACCTAAACGGGAAGGACCTTCTAATGAGCAGTTAGCCTACGACATGGTCAAAGCTGGCAAATCTGAAAATGAAATCGCTAAGGCATTCACTGAAAGGTATCACAAGCGGGATCAGAAAGACGCTGATTTCATCAAAAAGCGAATCGACATCTACATTCGCATTGCCAAAAAGAGGATCGAAAAGGAAGAAGGTGGGGAGGCTACACCTGCCAAAGGAGAAGCGAAGGAATAATTCATGAATGAAAGACTTATCAAGGATTGTTTCAAGCTGATCATCGAACAAGGGTTGGGGTTGTCGTTAGATGACCCCAACCTTGTTGGCACCCCTGAACGTATGGCAAAAATGTATCGTCATATTTTCAGGAATGCTAAAATGGAATGTAAACCAAAACTCACCAAGTTTCCAAACGAAGAAAACATTCAAGAGCTAATAATGTTAGATAGAATACACTTCGTAAGTTGGTGTAGTCATCATTTCTTACCTTTTGAGGGATACGCTTGGATGGGATATATTCCAGATAAATTTGTTATAGGTGCCTCTAAACCCTCACGCCTTATAGAGCATTATAGTGCTTGCCCTAATCTTCAAGAATTCCTATGTATGAACTGCATTAAAGAATTTGACAAACAAATTGAACCTAAAGGAACTATACTCGTAATGCGAGCTATTCATAGCTGTATGAGATGCAGAGGAGTAAAGCAGAGTGGAGGAGCAGGAATGATAACCTCTTCTTTATCTGGAGTTCTTAAAAAGGATGCAAAAGCAAGAGCGGAAGCAATGGACTTAATCAAACTTTCAATGATGCAGGGGATGATAGAATGAACGAAAAGAAAAAGAAACCAAAAGTAAAACTCGTTGGAGAAAATGGTAATGTATTCAACCTTATGGGAATCTGCCAGAAAGCCCTTAGAAAGGAAGGCCTTAATGATGAGGCTAAGGAGATGGTAGATAGAATTTTTCATAGTGGCAGTTATGATGAAGCATTGTCTATAATGTGTGAATACGTTGATGCTTATTAATCAGGGGGATTAAGGAGATACTAAAATGAGAAAAATAATTTGGATTTTAGCAATCGTCTGTGTATTTGCCCTTGTGGTAAATCCCGCCTTGAGTTGTGGGGGCGGCGACGGTGGAGGTTCAGGTGGAGACGACGGTGGAGGTTCAGGTGGAGACGACGGTGGAGGTTCAGGTGGAGACGACGGTGGAGGTTCAGGTGGAGACGACGGTGGAGGTTCAGGTGGTTCTGGCGGTTCTGGCGGTTCTGGAGGTTCTGCATCTGCAGGTGCTTCTCCTGGAGCAGCAGCAGACGGAGATGTCCCAAACGAATACGTGTATCCTGAAAAAGACTACTGTGATGCCTTAAACGAACATGAACCTACCTGGGTTATTTGGCACATCTTCCCTTTCTTAGCTGACAAGGATGGATGTGACTGGTCACTTTATTGGAGGAAGTAATGCCTAAAACATTCGTTGTAATTAGAACTCAATTTGAAGCCTTGCATTGTTGGCCTAGCGCACCGGATGAAGTAGCTTTCCTAAGAGAGGCCCATCGTCACATGTTCCATGTAGAGATGAAGTGGATTGTTCATCATGACGATAGAGATATAGAATTCTTCATGATGAAATGGGAAGTACAGGAATATATCAATGCAAATATGACAATGGACCTAGGGCATAGGAGTTGCGAGATGATATGTAAACAGCTCGCAGACCACTTTAAGGCTGACTATGTGAGTGTATTTGAGGATGGTGAAAATGGAGCAGAATACTACAGAACATTCGAACCAAGGTAAACCTATGAAAGTAGTAGTTATTGATCCCACAAGTCCAGAAGTCAACCGAGGCAGCTTCTGTTATCTTCCCTATATTGTCTACAACAGCATAGCCTTAAAACAGAACGCATGGCTAATGGAAGACTTCACTATGGCACAAATTAACAGAATACCAAAGGCAGAGGACTATTTGGTAGCTCTTTGGTCATATCCGCAGATAGATCTCTGCCTCATGCTCAATAAGTTCCTTCCTAAACAGCCTATTTTCTTTGGGTACACACCTTTAATTAAACACCTTAAATTAAAGCACTGGTATCCTAAAGAAGAAATGATATTGGCAGGAATGTACAATTATCCTCAATGCTATGCCTCACTAAAACATCTGCTGTTGAGTGATTGTGATATGCATCTTACAAAGTATGAGGGGCAGGTATATCCACTGTTTACCTCATATGGTTGTCCAAGAGGCTGCGCTTTCTGTCCCTCTACGGTTAACTGTGGTAGGAAGAGAATAGTAATTCCCATAGAAGATGTCAAAATGATGCTCGATCACTGTATAGAAAGAGATATCAATAACATTCATTTTACAGATGAGGACTTCTTTTTCGATCACCAAAGAGCATTTGAAATACTGAATCATGCTGCACGGTTAGGAAGTTTTAATTTTATCGCTCTAGGTGAAGTAACCACTGTAAACCGTTTTATTGACCTTCATGGTAATGAGGTGCTCACAGACAGTGGTATGAAGTTGATTGAAATAGGCATGGAGACGGCCGACCCTGACTTAGGTAAGAAGATGGGTAAAGCCCCTGTCAATAAATGCAAGGAACTTTCTGAGAAATGCTCAGTTGATATATTCTGGTTAGCCCTGACGTTCTTCCCAGGTGAAACGCTGAAAACTCTAAACGAAACTGGAAAGTTTTTAAGAGAGCATGGTTTTAAACCTGAAGAGCTGTATGGACGGGTCCGTACTAATGGAACTGAAGGGGGATTAGGACAATTCTTTCAGCCCTATCATGGAACTAAAGATTACTCACAACTCAAGAAGAGAGGTAAGTTCATTTCAAGTAGACCGATGCGTTTGCTTCCCAGTTACCTGCCTAACAGTTTCCTATCTCAACTCATAAAACACAGACAAGACCACGAAGATTTAGATTATTACATCAATCTTTACAGACTTCCTGATATAGGCATACCTAATTCAGGTACAGTATGGGAAAATATTCTACGCAATCTTAAAGAAGGCATCAGTATAGCAGACTCTGCAACCTTTTATGCTATACTTGCCAGACTGGGGATAATATGATTTACAACATTCCAATCGAAAGTCTTGAGGAGAGGTACAGTAAACAGTGGAACAAATGGTTCCCTGAAGAGCTTAAACGATTGAAAATCGAGAGCAAAACTGTATATCCCACTCCACTATCTAACAAAATAGAGCAGGGTAGCTTCCTTGATGTCATAACTACCAATCATTTTAAAGCTAACCAATTATCCACTATCTGTCAACTATTCTGGATGAATAAAGTAATGCCAGGCGACACATTCCTATTTCACGACCTCTGGTTTCCTGGTATTGAAATGTTAGCCTATATGAGAGATGCACTGAAAATTGATTTCAAAATAGCTGGCATACTACATGCTGGTAGCTATGACGAACACGACATGCTCCACAGAGTAGGAATGACGAGGTGGGCACAGTGGATTGAAAGAGGATGGTTGGAGTTTATCGATCATATATTTGTAGCTACTCAATTTCATAAAAATCTAATATTAGAACAAAGAGGATGGACACCCAGTAAACCACATGATATAGATAATAAAATACACATCACAGGTCTGCCTATCTATCCTGAGTTTGCTAATCCTAACCCTCGTCCTAGACAGGACATATTATTTCCACACCGACTGGACATAGAAAAGAATCCTCACATGTTTGATGAACTAGAGAAAGCATGTCGTGAGTCTGATGTTGACTTCAGCAAATGGAACTTTTTCAAGACTAAGGATATGATAAAGAGTAAACAAGAATACTACAATATGCTGAATAATGGAAGCATAGCAGTGAGCTTTGCAGAGCAGGAAACTTGGGGTATAGCTATGCAAGAGGCTGTGATGTGTGGGTGTATTCCTCTGGTACCAAACAGACTAAGCTACCAAGAGCTGTACCCTGCAGAGTTTCGCTTTCACAATTTTGGTCAATGCGTAGGTATGATTGTAAAGATGGTAACAGATGAACAATACTTTGAAGCCATGCAAGTGATGGCTCAAATACTGGCACAAAAGTTTATAATGAAAGGAAAGTTTGCCATAGAGAAAATGCTAACTATATTGGAGGAATTGTGAAGGTACTAAGGATAGCTGTTATACTGTTAGCAACAGTGATGATAAGTCAGGCAGGTGACTTGCCCAAAAGTACTCGCCAAATATATATTGATAACAAAAGAATTGAGAGCGAAGGAATCCACACAACGAGACCTATTAGGCCTCATAATAAGAGGAAGAGAGTGTTTATTTATAAGTGTATTGATTCTGAAACTGGAGAAGAGGTTCCCTGTCCTGAACGTGAAAAAGAGGAAGACACAACGGAAAGAACATACATGGAATGAAACTCTATAATAATCATTTCAGCATTGAAGGCACTTACGATATACTCAATCTAAGAGAAGAGCTGGGAAATGCTATAAGCAAACCTCCTGCTACTCCTAGAATAGGAATGAGACCTCACACCGCAATTAAGCTACTTCAGGTACGGGATAGAACTGTAAGGGATTTATGGGAAAGGATAAAGTATATGGTGAAATATGACGATGTAAAGATATTTATGGACTCTGGGGCTCCTAGCCTTTATAACTCCCTTGTGAGAAACAAAGAAGGAGGTGCTCACACTTACATGGGAAGTTACCTAAAGGACAGGAAGCATGATGACTTCAGCTTCCTTGAGATGAACGAATACAAAATCTATCGTCGCAAGTATACCATGTTTATTAAGGAGTACCTTCCTAACCTAGAAGTCTATGCCGTACTTGATGTGATTAATAATGCAGAAGCTACCTGGGAGAATCAGCAGTATATGGAGAGCAAAGGCCTAAAGCCTATACCTGTTTGGCATTTTGGATGCGAGATCAAATGGCTTGAGATGTATCTAGCTAAAGGCTATGAGTACATAGCAATAGGTGGATTGGTTCCTAACCCTACTTCAGTTATTATACCTCCGTTGGATGACATTTGGGATTACCTGTTGACCTACGACAATGGCATCCCGCGGGTTAAAGTACATGGCTTCGCGGTGACAGCACCTGAACTTGTTAGTCGCTATCCCTGGTACAGTGTGGATAGTGCCAGCTGGGTAAAATATGGTAAGTATGGTATAGTATTGACTCCAAGAACAAAAGGAGGTAAACGTGTCTACAACGTCTCGCCCCACAGCGTTGCAGTTTCAGATAGAAGTCCGTTTAAAGAGATGCAGGGAAAACATATCTCAAATTACTCACCTGCTGAACGAAATTTCATCCTTAATTACTACCACGAAAAAGGTTTCCGACTTGGAAGTTGTAAGTATAAACTTGTCGGCAATGGCTACGACCTCCAGGATAATGAGAGATTCGTTAGTGGAAGAAAAGGAGATAAAGAACGGGAAGTTGAAATCGAAATTGAAAAGGGCCTTGCTACTGACTACAGAGTAAGAGATGAATTGAACATACTTTACTATCTAGATTTAGAAAAGAGTCAACCTGACTGGCCTTGGGCTTTCAAGCGCCACAAAATGCCGAAAGGATTCAACTTATTTTGACTAATACATCAAATAATAAAACTGATTCTTCTACGAGTAAAATTCCAGTAACCACTACTACCCTACCTAAACAAATGGTAATTCTAAATATCTCTAGGAAAGAAGCAAGGAGAGTAGGATGGAGATTACTGAAACTATCCTTTTTAACAATAAAAGGAAGAATAACTGTCTTAGTGGATCAATCTAAATGATACTATATATGGCTGGCAATTTCCCTGTAATGAATGACATACAGAAGGAACGAGCTATGAAAGAGTATGTACTGAAGAATGGCTATAGTTCCTACAACAGACTTGCCAGCTTTTACCATAGAAAAGGAGCAAAGAATGTCATCAAAGTTAGTGAGGAATCCAGAGCAGGACGCCCGAAAGCTGATAATGACGATTGAGAATGCCCTTAAGCAGGGTGTCCGACACTTCCGAAAGTCAGATAACAAATTTCTACCCACCGTGGAGTCCATATTAATTGCTCTACGCACAGAAGGCGGCGTAAAAAAGTTATTACCTGAACGCAGAAGTAAAGGAGGAATAATCCTACCTTGAAAATATACTTCGCGGCAGTGGGAAGTGACCTCTGGGAGCATCATGTACGGGCCTTGCATGGTGCTACCCAGAGAGTCCTTTTTAGTTACTATGATTTAGAACATGGAGGCTTTCAATTTCGCAGAAAGAGCTGGGAGTTAGCAACAGGAATACCTTATGAAAGGGGGAAGCTAAATGGAACTAATGGAAAAGAACGACCTGCTGGAGATACTCCAAGCAGTTAAACCTGGACTGGCAAGCAAGGGAATCATAGAACAGTTTACTCATTTCATTTTCAGTGGCAACGCAGTGATGACATATAATGATGAAATCTGTGTAAGCCATCCTCTCCAAACTGACTTCCAATGTAGCGTCATAGCTGATGATCTGTATAAAACCCTAACTGGCACCCGTGGGAACCAAGCTGTTAAACTTGAAATGGAAGATGATAAAATGCTCGTTAAAACGAGCAGCAGGGAGGCGAAGTTGAGCACAGAAGTGGAGAGGGATGCAGAGAAGATGATCGAAATGCTGGAATTGGATAAAATAGAAGAATGGCAGAGGCTACCAAGGGAGTTCGTAAAAGGAATGTTCCTCTGCATGTTTAGCGCCAGTAAGGACATGACAAAGGGAGCAGGCACCTGTGTATATGTAAACGACACTTACCTTGCAAGCTCTGATGAAGCACGTATCTCCCTTTATACACTTCCCTCAGGCACAGGATTCTCTACGCTGATACCAGCTAGGTCGGTAGCTGACTTGATCAATTTTGACATCACTAAAGTTTGTCTGAAGAAGAATTGGGTGCATTTTAAGACTGGCAAAGATGTTACGTTTTCAGCAAGGGTGATGGAAGATAAATACCCTGACGTTTTAGAATACTTTGACGTTCAGGGCACAGAACTCACACTACCTACAGAGCTAAAGCCCTTAATAGAATCTGTAGTGTTTATGGCGGAAGGTAAGATTGATTTAGACAAACGGGTTGAAGTGATTATAGAGAAGGACAAGATAAAGTGCAAGGCAGAGAAGAGCGTAGGGGAGATTGAGGACTTCGTTGACTTCGAAAGTGATAAGGAGTTCCATTTCTTCATCAACCCTTTCTTCCTCAGCCAAGTACTTGAGAAAGCAACCACAATGGTTGCCACAGATGACCTAGCTTACTTTAAGAGCGAACGATTTCAACATATAATTAGCTTACCGGAACAATAAGATGCAAGTTCTTTTCTACCTACTTGGATGGTTTTTCCTATTTTTAATAGGTATAGTGAGTTGGAATGAAATACATAACTTTAGATACGATTGGATTTCTACCCAACCTCTATCTGACATTGGAGAAATTAAAGTGCTGCTTTGGTCAATATTATCCTTTGTACTTGGAATCATCTATAAGATAAGCAAATGAAAATCTACTTTGCAGGAGTACCAGCAGGGCTACAACGCACACGGGAAGAAGGGCTGGAAGCATCTGGAATCAAAAACAGACTTGTAACCTTCTTCTACCTCAAGAAGTGCCTCATCACGCTGAAACACTACAAACGGATAGAGGAAATTAACTACAAAGGAGTGAACGACTTCAGCAATGGCAAATAAAGGTTTCTTTACATTCGAAAAGAAGGCACCACGAAAGTCAGCTCTTGATATAAAATATAACACACCAGGAGAGCCTGATTGCAAGGCATGTGGGCTACATACTTGGCCTAAGACACCTAAAATGCCTGTAGGTGGAAAGGGTGAAAAAGGAATCTTCATACTATGTGAAGAGCCTGGGGAAACGGAAGACATAAAAGGAACACAGCTGGTGGGGGAGGCTGGCACTTTCTTAGCCAATAAATTATCATCTTTAGGAATCAGTCTACATCGCGATTGCTACATGCTTAACGCTATCAACTGCCGCAAGCCCAAGAACGCAAAGCCCTCCATGAAAGAGATAAACTGCTGCCGTCCTTATGTTCTCAAAGCACTGGAAGAATATAAATTTGACCACCTCTGGACAATGGGAGGCTATGCGATAGACAGCTTATATGGAGATAGGTTTGACAAGCGAGCAATAACAAGGTGGAGAGGGTTGCATGTGCCTGATATGAAACACATGCTCTGGGTACATCCTATGTTTCACCCCAGTTGGGCTATGAGAGGACAAAAGGATCCCAACATACAAGCTACCTTTGAAAGAGATCTAAAGGAAGCCCTTAAATGGAAAACTCCACTACCTCTATATAAAAATTATGAAAAGAATGTTCATTTGCTTTACAAAATAAAAGAGGTTGAGGAATTAGTCCATAAAATACTGGATATGAATAATGCTATCATGTCCTTCGACTACGAAACTACAGGTCGTAAACCATTTAAACCTGAGCACAGGATTCACTGTGTAGGTCTCTCTTTTGATGAAGATGCTTATGTGTTTCCCTTAGAGAAGCCTAACTATTGGAAAGAAAATGAGCAAAATAAAGTGCTAAGGTTATGGAGAAGAGTTCTAACATGGGAACCCGTAAAGAAAATAGCCCACAATGTAGCATATGAGGACCTCTGGAGCACAATAAGAGCTGGAGTTAGACCTCGAAACTTGAGCTGGTGTACGATGAACACAGCTCACTTAATAGACGATAGGAAATACTTTACTGGGCTCAAATTTCAAACCTTCCTCAATTTTGGTGTTGAGGGGTATGAAGATGAGATTAGACCTTACCTAGAAACGGACAACACAGTAGAGTATAATGATATTGATAATGCACCACTTGAAAAGCTGATGCTTTACTGTGGGATGGATTGTATCTTCACTCGCAAACTGTATTTCCTACAGAAACAATATTTAGAGCAAAATTTAGAGCTTGAAAGAGCCCGCAGCTTCTACCAACGCTCTATCTACACCTTCAATAATATGCAACGGCGTGGGGTTCCTGTTGATATAAATTACTACAAAAAGGAGGATGTCAGGCTTGAGAATAAGATGAAGAGGCTGGATAGAATGATACTAAATTCTCCTGAAGCAAAAAAGTTCAGATCTAAGACAGGTAAGCCCTTCAACCATAGCTCAGGCTCTGACGTTCGCCACTTACTGTTCAATATCTTAAAATATCCTCCTGTTAAGAAAACTAAAACAGGTCAGCAGGAGAGTGTAGACGTTGAGGTATTAGACGAGATAAATACTGATTTCACTCAGAGAATATTACAGCACAGGCGATCTAAAAAGATCAAAGATACCTACTTAGCACAATTTCTAAGGGAGGAATACAATGGACGAGTCCACAGCTTCTTTAATCTTCATATCGCTCGCACTTACCGTAGTAGCTCAAACAATCCTAATCTGCATAATATTCCGGTCCGTGAAGAGGATGCAAAACGTACTTGTAGAACTGGAATCATCCCTTCAGATGACTTTAGATTTATTGAGTCTGACTATGGAAGCCAAGAAGTCAGAATCGCTGGATGCTATACAGAGGACCCTGAATGGATAAACTATATCGTCACCCCAGGTGCTGACATGCACCGTGATTGTGCGGCAGAGGTATTTAAGTTGGACAGTAAGCAGGTTACGGGTGCAGTAAGATTTTACAGTAAGAATCAATGGGTATTTCCACAGTTATATGGCTCCTACTATGGTAATTGTGCAAAGCACCTCTGGAGTTCAGTTGTAGAAGGAGGACTGAAAACAGTTGAAGGTGAGCTAATGAAAGAGTGGTTAAGATCTAAAGACATAGCCTCTTATGATCGCTTTGAGACTCACTGTAAGAACTACGAACGCCGTTACTGGAACCGTTTTAAGAAAACTAAACAATGGCAAGAAAAGGTGATTCGTGATTATGTAAAAAAGGGATATGTAACTACTTATTTTGGACATAGAAGGAGTGGCTACTTATCCATGAATGAAGTTATCAACACACCTATACAGGCAACCGCTTTTCACTGCCTACTGTGGTCATGTAACAGGTGTGATGACATAGCAAGGGATGAAAACTGGGACAGCGAGTTGCTCAGTCAAGTACATGACAGTATGATGTTTGATACTTATCCTCCTGAACAAGAGATGGTGGTTGAAACTATACGCCAAGTAGCAGAGAAAGACATACGAGATGAATTTGATTGGATTATTGTACCACTTATAATGGAATTTGAATTTACACCTATCAATGCTAATTGGTACACGAAAGAGGAAGTGACGATGAATAAGAATGGTGACTTCGTAGGTGTAGAGTCAGGAAAGATATATGATTTAAATTATTGATGGTGAATTATGGGATATGTACCACCAAGTCTAAAACCAAGCCCAGGAATTAACTGGCACAAAATAGGTAATATTGTGTGGAGAGCTATTGGTTTAATCTGCATGACGGCCTTATTTACCACCTGTGTATTAAGGCTGTTTGATAAAATATGAAACTCTACTTAGCAGGCAATCCAGGACATGGCAAAGCAGGCTTACACCGTGAGGCTTACTTCAGAAAGGTAAAAGCACGGTTGGTGATGTCTTACTTTTGGGTACGTGAAGGTGGTGACTTCAACAGATACTTTAGGAGGATGATTGATGGACACAATGGAAATGATCCAAGAAGCCTACACAAGAGTAGCTGATGGTCAGAAGAGAATTGACCTTTATGAGGACCACACAACGGTGAAAGCATACTGGGTAGGTAAGATTATTCGTATTGACATCAAGGAGGAACAAGATGGCTAAACAATACAAACACGAAGGTAAGAGGGAATATGATTTTGAAGGTAGATGTGGGAAGTGTGGAACCAGACTCTTGATTGTATTGAAAAGGATGCCGCCCTATAGTGTAAAACTCACAGTTGTTCCATGCAAACTTCACCCAGAAGAATCAGTAATATTATGGCCACAAAGGGAGGACCTAATTCATGAGTGAAAAAAAGATGCTCTTTCTCGACGTTGAAACCACAGGTATATTTGAAAGTAAACATCACATATGGGAATTAGGGTGCATACTTGATGTAGATGGGGTGCAGAAAGATAAGTTCCATATGAAGGCACGACCTCCTAAAGGTGCTCCTATTAATACAGAAGCCCTCACAGCATGTGGTAAAACAGTGGAGGAAATCTGTAACTATAAAAACACACAGATAGAACTCAAAGAGATGTTTGAAGCATGGCTGAGTGAATGGGTTGACAAGTTTGATAGTGATGATAAAATGTTCTTTGTAGCTTACAATGCTGAGTTTGATTACAGGTTCTGCCGACGCCTCTGGATGAACCATGACGACAAATTCTTTGGTAGCTTCTTTTGGTTTCCCTATTTAGACGTGATGACAATAGCTGCCTGGGCTTTGCAAGACAAACGTGGTCTGTTACCTAACTTTAGGTTAAATACATTGGCAAAAGCGATGGGTTTTGAAATGAAAGATGATAATTTTCATGGTGCTATGTTCGACGCTCGTGTCGTTAGGCGTATATATTATAAGTTAGAAGGTTAAGTGGAAACATGTTAAGTATAGCGTAGCATTAAGCACAGGAAGTTCATGCAGAATTCAGCAAATAAGAAAGCGAAAATATTATGTCCAACATGCTATTAGACGAAAGCCTACCTGAAAAGTACAGACCCAAGACATTCGACGACTTCGTAGGCAATAAAACGCTGGTAGAAACGCTTAGGTCTTACACTAAAGATGATATAAAACACCATAGTTTCCTTTTCGCTGGTCCTAGTGGGTGTGGTAAAACAACCCTTGCTATGATTCTCAAAGACATCCTTGGCTGTCATGATAGGGACTTCCAATACCTAAATACTTCCAACACTAGGGGTATTGACACGATGAGAGAGATTGACATGCTCTCTAAGTTAAGACCTATGGGGGGTAAGGTTAAATTTTACATACTAGATGAGTGTCATAAACTCACTAATGAAGCTCAAAATGCTGTGCTCAGACTACTTGAAAAACCACCCAGCTTTGCTTACTTCGCCCTCTGCACTACCGAACCTGAAAAGCTACTCGACACCATCCGTAATCGCTGCCACATTTATACAGTTAAAAGACTGGCAAGCCACGAAGTGGTGGGGTTGTTAAAGATAGTATGTGAGAAGGAGGGAATTAAATTTCCTGATCCTGTACTGCAAGAAATTGCCAAAGTGAGTGAAGGCAGTTGTAGAGCGGCGCTGAAAACCCTTGACATGGTGCGCTACATAGAGAAGCCAAGGGAAGCTCTAAAGATGGTTCGTGAAGGCATTATTGGAGAAGCCACACTGAAGCAAATATGTCAAGGCTTAGTAGATGGTATAAGTTGGGCTAAAATGAGAACATATATAGTGGCTATTGAGGACGATAAGCAGGAGAGCGCACGGGTAGGAATACTAAACTATTTAAGCAAAGTGCTGGTTGGTAGAAATGAGGACGATAGGTTAGCTGAAATAATCAGCCTTTTTATTGAACCATACTATAACACAGGAAAAAGGGCAGGTATAGTGTATTCATTATACTTGGCATGTAAATTATGATTAGATCAATAATTACAACGATATTCTTTGTTTTTGGAATTATACTTATTGGGTTACACCTTAAAAGCATCTTCCTACCTTTAGGAATTCTAATGATTTTATTAGGTATACAGAATTTACTGGAAAGATAATGGAAACAGAAATGATATATGATGAAATAGATGTTGACAAGAACAACCTTGACGAAGAGTGGGAAAGACAGTCAAGGTCGAGCTTTGACTTTGGGAAAGACTTAGCAGATGCTAGGAAGGATATGGCAAATAAGAAACGCCTTATGGACTTGGCACTGGCAGACGCTATGGATTTCATTCTTCAAAACTATGAGGACTATGGATTAAATAAACAGCAGGCCAACAGCAGTACTTTTGTTCGTAACGCTGCGATGAAGAACGAAGAGTATCAAAAAGCCTACAGAGACTTTATTGATGCAGAGCATGATGTAAATATTCTCCAGGCTGCGAGCTATGCCATGTTAGATAAGAAAATGGCGCTTGAGTATCTCACTCGTTTATTCTTAGCTGACTACTTTACCACTGACACCACAGTAGACGATTACAGAAGGGAGCAGCTAAGGGAAAAGGTGGCTGATAATCCACGACTCAAGAGAAGGCAAGAAGATGGAACTATTGATTGATACTTTAAGATCTATAATAGTGATATTGTTACTATTATTCTTTATATATATGGTGGTAAGACTCGTATCATATGCTTGGCATATAAGTAAACAACAAGTAAGAAAACAATCTGACAGAGGAGGTAAAAATGGTATCAAAAATCAGAAGCAGAAAAACCCTACAACAGGATCTCCTAAAACGTAGCCAAGAGAGCTATGACAAAAAGGACGAAAGTGGTAGGTATGGATCATTCTTCAAGTCTAAAAGTGAACTTGGAAACAAAGAGTTTTGGAAGTGTGGAGAAGGAGAACACCAAATTGACATCATACCCTGGATTGCAGGCGACAATTATCCGACCAAGAGCTATGACATCAAAAGTGGTGACATTGCCATAGTACTTGACCTTTGGGTACACTACAATGTAGGACCTAATGAGGATAGTGTAGTCTGTCCTGCTCGTAACTATGGTCTGCCTTGTCCTATCTGTGAGCACATAAATGAGATTAGAAAGCGGGACGATCTTACTGAGGATGAGATTAAAGAAAAAACATCCGAAAAGAACCCTAAGCGCCGCAGTATTTACCAGATCGTGTGCTATGACAGCCATGAGGAGGAGTCAAAAGGTGTGCAGATTTGGGACGTTGCTCATTTCTTCATGGAACGTCACTTGACCGAGCTTTCACAGAAGCCAAAGAGGGGAGGGTTTATCCCTTACGCTGATCCTGACGAAGGCAAACAGGTATACTTCAAACGAAAAGGACAGGGACAATTCAATACTGAGTACATGGCACATCAATTCCTAGACAGGGAATATAAAGTGTCGGATGAAGTGTTGGACAGCACAATCTCCCTAGATCAAGGTATAATAGTTCTTACCTATGAAGAACTGAAACGTAAATATTGGGGTGGAGAGGATATACCTGCTACCAGTCCAGAAGAGGAAGAGGAACAACCAAAAGCTACACGGGCTACACGACGGCCTCCAGTACAGGAAGAGGAAGAACCTGAAACTGAGGAAAGACAGCCGGATGAGGAAGAAGAACAGCAGGAACCTGAGGAACAACCTACACGCAGGAGAGTGCGGAAACCTCAGCAAGAAGAACAACCTGAAGAGGAAGAAGAGAATGGAAACAAATGTCCAGCAGGCGGTGTTTTTGGCAAGGACATAGACAAACCTCTACCTGAATGTGACGACTGCAAAGTATGGGATGATTGTGCGGCAGAGGCAGACAGGTTGGAAAAAGGAGGTAAGTAATGGCTAGAATAATAAGAAGGGCAAGGACTCCTTCGCAGGCAGCGGAGGAGTACTCCCAAGCAACTAAAGCAAAGGAGGAGAAAGAGGACACTCCTAAATCAAAAGACCTAATTATCAGCACAGGCAGTACACTACTTGACCTTGCTATCTTTGGTGGAAGAGTAAGAGGAGGTGGACTTCCTGGAGGTCTTATTGTAGAGATCTTTGGCGAAGCACAACTGGGAAAGACAGCAGTTCTGGCTGAAATATGTGGATGCTCTCAGGCAGCAGGAGGCACAGTTCGATTTGCAGATCCTGAGGCACGACTGGACAGGGAATACGCAGAGATTTATGGAGTGAACCTACCTGAGGACAAGTACTGGAGACCTAGCTTGGTGGAGGAAGTATTTGACGATATTAGAGAATGGAATCCACCAAACGAAGGAACCGTGAGCATTTATGGATGTGATTCCTTGGCAGCTCTTTCTTCTAAGCTCGAGATGGAGAAAGGTGATAAAATGGGCATGAGGATAGCCAAGGACTTTAGTGCTGGCTTAAGGAAAACAGGAAATATGTTGGCTCAAGGAGGGTATAAAACATTAGTGTGCACCAATCAAGTACGGCAAGGAGACACGGGACTTAAAACACCTGGCGGCAAGGGAATTCCTTTCTGGGCTTCAGTTAGAATTTATATCCAAGCCATGTACAAAAAGAAATATGGCCGTGCTCATCATATTGATAAAGAAGTTACACTGGAAAGTGGTGCGAAGGTTCCTAAAGTAATAGGCATTAACAGTATTGCCACAGTTATTAAGAATAGCAAGGACGATCCTCACAGGGAGGCCTATATTCCTATCATCTTTGGATATGGTATAGATGATATTAGGGCTAACTTGCAATGGCAAAAGGACATGAAAAAGGCCAGCACTTATGAATGTGGAGACGGACAAACTTACCAAGCCATGGACTATGCTATACAATATGTAGAGAAGCACAATTTAGAACAAAAGCTGAAGGAACAGGTAATTGACTTATGGCTGGAAATCGAGGACAAGTTCAAAAAGAATACTCGCAACCGCAAGCGAAAAGCAAGATAGTCATCATTGACTGCCATCCTATCTGCTATGAAGCTATGCACCATTTTGGCGGTCTTCAATGGGAGGACCGCCATACTGGTGTTATTTTTCACTTCCTTAATCGCCTTCTGTCCTTTGTAAATATGTTTGACACCACTAAGTTCGTGTTTGCTTGGGACAGCAGGAAAAGCTACCGTAAGGAGAAAGTATTTCCTGACTACAAAAAAGAGAAGCACAATGTGGAAAGGACAGAAGAAGAACAAATATTATACTCTCATTGTTTTGAACAGATGCACCAACTTAGGAAAAACATACTCCCTGCACTGGGATTCAAAAATGTGTTCATACAGACAGGTTACGAAGCTGATGATATCATAGCAGACATCGTCCTAAATGATTGCTATGTTGATTATATAGTAGTGAGTAGTGATAATGATCTTTACCAACTGCTAAGCCACTGTAGGATGTGGAGACTCAACACTAAAAAGTTCTATACTCACCAAGACTTCTATAATGAATATGACATAGAACCTGAGCAATGGGTCCAGGTTAAAATCCTAGTAGGTTGCCCTGGGGATGGAGTACCTGGACTGCCAGGTATAGGAAATGCGAGAGCCATTTCTTGGTTAAAAGGAGAGCTTAAACCTGGTAAGTTCTATCATGACATTAAATTTGCAACGGAAGAATTCATAACACGAAATGACCTACTTGTAAACCTACCATTTCCAGGTATTAAAACACCACAGCTTGACTTTGAAGAGAATTTTGATTTAGATAATATATTCTCCATATGTGAGGACTACGGGTTGTTTACTTTGTTGAAAAATAGCAGGTTGAGAGCGTGGAAGGAGTTAGCAAGATGAACTATGTGGGCTTAGACCTCAGCTTTACTGAGACAGGTGTGTCTGTACTTACTGATAAAGAATTTATACTTGGTGAAACCTTAATAAAATCAAACTCTAAACAAAAGCCTGAAGAAAGAATCATCTATATAGGTGAGGAAATCTTTTACTTCCTTGACCAATTTGACTTGCCTCATATGGTATATATTGAGGACAAGTTTGTTGGCAAATCACGAAAGCAAGCCCTATACGATGGAGGCCTCTTATACTATATCATAATTGAAACCAGAAAGCACTTATTTCCATACAAGATAATCAACCCTACATCCTTAAAGAAGTTCGTAATAGGTACTAAGGGTAAGAAGAAGGGTAGCAAGAAAGAACTGATGTTGCTCCATTGCTTTAAGAAGTGGGGTGTAGAATTCGAGAATAATAACCTGTGTGATGCTTACTGCCTTGCACGGATGGCAATGGAGGACATGATGGAAAGACAAACTACCACAGGAAATATCAAAAGGGCTAAACGGAAACCCTAAAAAAGCCAAAGGCTGTGTGCTATAATATGTAATAAATACAGGAGGTTAGCCTATGACTAAGGATGTCGAAACGCTGAATATGTTTGTGAAAGTTGTGAACAGCCTGTCATTCATTTTTGGACAAAAACCTAAAAACATGTACTATGTGTTGAATAAAGTAGGCAGTTTTGATGAGCTTCTTGTGCTTGCCTTAGCAGCGATTGACATGAAAATGGAAGTGGATGAAGCCTGGCGCTTGTGTGAGGAAACCAAAACTGTTGAGGAAGAGATATTAAAGAAAAAGGAAGAACTGAAAGAGAAGATGGGAGAGGTAATTCACCTGTGGAAAAACAAAGAAGATTCCTTTGCGGCCACTGTAAACGGTTCAAAAGAGAGAACTTAATAGAGTGGGAAAAGTACTGCTCAGTATCTGGTTGGACAGTTACACCTCTCCACGTTAATTGTCGTAAAGGGGAAATAGACACTATACCCTGGGAACCTAAAAGACAAAAACCAAGGAGGATTGTTCGCTTTGATTAAAAAATTATATGAATATAAACTGTGGAACTTTAATGAAGATGAGGAAAAGATACTTCATACTCTATGGAAAGAGGTGCTGTCTGAAGATAATTGGTGGCACTTCTTTTATGAAGGTAGCTATACGGTGATAAGAGTCACCCGAAAATCCAGAGGTAAGGTGAGCAACTTTCTTAAAAGGAAGGGTGTGGACTGTAGATATGCAGGAAAATGGATTGATAATATAAAAACTACCAGGGAGTCCCAAAACGAGTTCCTTTATATATTTCATGGCTACTCGGAATTAGCGATGAAAAGCATAGGTAAGAGCAATAAAGATATAGAATTTTTGCTCGATAGAGTTGTACATTGTTTTATGAATAATATGTCGAGTAACCTCAGAAGAGAAACAACAGGAGCACTTTGGGAGCCTATGCTGATAGCAAAGAATGCCATCGAAAGAGCTGTTTTTATAGGAAGGATTCTTGAACATCATGATAAAAAGAGTGAATAGGGAAAAGAAGGAAAGGCACCTGAAGAAGATGGCTCGTCGTCACTTACAACGATACCGTTGGAAGCTGGCGGAGATAAGAAGTGGTGTCAAAACTAACCTAACTACTAAGGAAAAATGGATCCTTAAAAAGGCCATTTGGGCAGAGAGGTTGCTTACTCAATGAACTGGATAAAGGTAACTAGAGTTCACCCCATATTAAAAGCCAGTGGAATCATATCCAATGTAGTACTTGTAAATCTTGATAACGTAAACGAAATTTACTCCATGGATTTTGGATCTAGACTGGTATATAATGTCAAGAACCTTGCAGGAGACGATTGGGAATGTTTAGATGTACAACAAACTCCTGAATGGATCATGAAACAATGCTAGAGACGGCTGAAATAAAATACTACCAAAGACACGAACACTCTGTACTAGAGTTTGATAAAGGCCTTAATGTCATAAAGGGCACTTCGCATAGCGGTAAATCCTCAATCTGGAGAGCTCTTAATTGGGCTCTCCAGAACCGCCCTTTAGGTGAAGGATTCCGTTCCTACTTCGCACCCAAAGGTAGCGTAACTACAACAGGATTAGAATTCAATGATGCTACCATCTTCCGCAATAAGTCTGATAGTGAAAACAGTTACCTTGTAAATGGAAAAGAACTGAAAGCAATAAAATCTGACTTGCCTGATGAAGTACTGGAAGCATCACAGATGAATGAAGTTAACCTTCAAGGGCAGGACGATCCTTATTTTCTCATACTTGACAGTCCAGGCAGTGTAGCCCGAAAGCTCAATGAGGCAGTAGGGCTTGACATAATAGATGAAAGTATGAGTAAGGTAAACAGCATAGTATCCAAAGCTAACCTTGCGCTGAAGATAATCAACGAAGATATATTTAAAGCAGAGAATGACCTGGAGTCACTTGCCTGGATAGATGAAGTTGGTCCTAAAATACTAAGAGTAAAAGAGAACATAAATAGGACTGATAAGATTAAATACAGAATATATATTCTTAATGAAAAGATTGAGAACATAAGATCAGTTGAAGATAAGATAAAAGAGTACAGCCATTGGTTAAAAGTTGAGGATCACTACATCAATCTGATGTGGAAACTCGAAAGAAGAGATAATATAAAGATCAAAAAAGGAAGACTCAGTTATTTATTAATGCAGGTGGACAACTACAGCAAAGCTGTGGAGAGGGGCAAAGAGTGGCTGTCAGTTGAGGATAAGTATGTGCAGTTATCACAGAAGGTTACACGAAGGCAACAGCTTTTGGTGCAAATAAGGCAGTTAAAAAGTGTATGTAAGCGTATAGACGAAGCAGAAATCGTCGTGAATTCAGCAAATAAGCACGTAAGAAATTTACAGTCCAAATATGACAGCTTGCTAAAAAGCACAAACGCTTGTCCGCTGTGTGGGAGGGCTTGGTAATGTACAAATGGGAAGAAGTTCATAAAGTATCACATCCGCCAGAAGGCGGAGTTACTGGTGAAGAGGTTACGGAGAAGATGGAGATACCTGAAGGTACTCTATATAAGAATATAATCGCTATTGGTGTAGGACACTTGATGACAAAAGTTACCGTCAGCCAGTCGATGGTATTTGTACCTAAAGGCATTGTAATTGGAGAAGAATGTGAAACTACTGATAACGGGTGACTGGCACCTTACGGACAAAACCCCGAGGAACCGTATTGACGATTATCCAGCTACACAGCACCGCAAGATAAGCTGGATGATAGGAATGGCTGTACAGAATAGATGCAAATATATTCTACAGCCTGGGGATATGTTCGACAGCTTCAAAGCCAGGGACAGGATGAAAACAGATTGGATAGAAAGATGGAAAAATGTTCTATCTAATGATGGTATAAAAGTACTCACTGTTCCTGGTCAACATGACATGCGCTACCATACCAGCGACTTGAGGGATACACCTATGGGGGTGCTGGCTGCGGCGGGTGTAATAAGGATCCTAAAAGAAGAATCAATCTTAGAATTTGGAAGACCTAGCACCTTTGCAGATAGAGTACACTTCTACGGCTCAGGCTGGAATGCCGCCATACCCGAGCCCTGTGATGCCTCTGGGCTCCATGTATGGGTCACACACCGTATGGTGGTATCAGGCGACCCCCTATGGCCAGGACAGACTGACTATGAACAAGGTGAACTTTTACTCAGAAGAACTAAATTTGACCTCATAGTTACAGGTGACAACCATAGAAGTTTCCTAATTAAGGCAAACAATAGGGTACTCATTAATTGTGGTAGCCTAATGCGATCTACCATAGATCAAATTCATCACATACCTTGCATATACATTTACGACACAGTAGGAAGGACGGTGGAAAAACATGAAGTACACCCATTGGCTCCCATCACTGAGGTTCTCCGTGTGGATCAAGCAGCGGAAGAAAAAGAAAGGAATGAAAAGCTGGAAGCCTTCGTGGAAGGGGTCCGCAAAGACGTCCAAATCGAAGGGCTAGATTTTAAACACAATATTGATTCATACCTTAAATCACACCGTGTTAAACCGAGTGTGAGGAAGTTAATAGAAGGAGTCCTGTCAGATGGATGATATACTGAAAGACCTTGAGAAGCTAGGAAGCTCTTTAGAAGAGGCTAAGAGCAATCTCTCTAGGGAGGAAGGCAGACTGGAGGAGATGTATAAATCACTTAAAGAAGAATTTGACGTTAAGGACTATAATGAAGCTAAAATTAAGATTGTTACCTTAACTTCAGAACTCGAGGAAATTGAGAATGAAATCCAGAAAGATTACTCGGAGCTCAAAGCTAACTACGACTGGGAATAAAACCCTAGTTGTAGATGAAAGCAGTATGAACAAAACGGTTGCATATCCCTTCAGTACTGAGAAATTTTCAGAAATTCAAAGAAAGTACCATGAACTCAAAACTGCTCAAGAATCCATCAGACAGCAGTATTACTCGTTACAGGTTAAGAAGGAAGAGACAGAAAGGAAAATAGAAGATGGCGCTCGTGCCCTCGCCATTATCCAGGAGGTGGCTAAAAAGACTCAAGAAAGACTTGAGTTCCACATCAGTTCTCTCGTCACTACTGCCATTGAAGCCGTTGACCCAGACTGGCCAGAGTTTGTCGTTAAAATTACCATACGAAGAAACAGAACAGAGTGTGACTTGCTCTTCAGAGAGGAAGGTGTCGATCAACGTCCAAAAGATAGCAGTGGTGGAGGAGTCAAAGATATCGCCAGCTTTGCTCTCAGAATTGCTTACTGGTCTCTCAAAAAGAATAGACCAACATTTATACTTGATGAGCCTTTCCGTAATGTCAGCCCAGACAGGCAGGATAAGGTCAGCGAAATGCTCAAAATGGTCTGTGATCGACTTGGACTGCAAATCATAATGGTCAGCCATGCAGAGGACATCAATATAGCTGCCAACAGGACATTCCATAACAGCAAGAAAGGGAAAGTGAGTAAAGTAGAGGTAATATGAAAGAATTGATATTTGGTGTGGCTCTTATTATTAGTGGATTTATTCTAGGTTACCTGGTATCTAATAATCAGATGCTTAGAGAACCCCTAGAAGGAAATAAACAGTTAGCTCAAGAGATTGCTATGCTACAAAAGGATGTGATGAGACTAGAAGCGAGTATAGCAGAAAACCTAATTAGAATAGATTACTTAGAATACTGGAGAGACAGTGTAGTGTATCGACCTGAAAAGAAACCTACTGTTCCAAAGCGTTAAGTTCTGATTTCCACTCACGGTGGTACCTAGGGTCAGACAGTCACATCCAACCTTCTTCTAAAGTCATCTTTCCTGGAACAGGAGCCTGATCTTTAGCCTTAGCCCATATATCTACATTCTTTACATCCTGCCTGAGCATCACCGCATCACCTTCAGGCACATAAATGGTCTTAATTTTAGGTGCCATCCAAGTACAGCTACTTAGGATCAGAAGGCTTACTCCAAGTATCATTAATTTTGTCATGTAGTCTTTTTTCGGTGTCTCCATTACTATGACCTACCTCCATGGTTTGAGTTTCTTTCTTTAAAAGACCTAAAAGTGATTCAAAAAAGGCCTTCAAGATTATACCTAACCACTTCATTTTATTCTCCTAAATTAAAGTGGCTGTCTCTATCAGACAGCCACTTTCGGCTGCAAGGCTGTTGAAGATTAATCATTGTCCGGAATGTTGAATGACACTCTAATTAAATTGCAAATGGGTAGAAATATTTTATCGTCCCAATCTGCATCAGTGCTGGCAACTTTATCCTCGATAAAATCCAGCACATGGTCCATTAAATCCTTCAACATTTCTGGCGTCAAGAGACCAAACAAAATACTGAACAGCTTTAAAAGGATATCCTTCATACTCATTCACCTCCTTTCTGTTTAGGTTGGATATGAAACGCCTTGAGTAGTACTTCTTGATTAGCCTTGATAGTGTGTATGGTATCAAATTTCTCCTCCATTCTCGTAGCTATCCATCCAAACATCGTAATCGTTATACCTACTAATATTATCAAGACCCATCGTGGTGCCCTAGATTTAATATCTTCTCTCATTTCCTTCAAATCCTCCTTAGTTGCCGTTCTCTCGAATAATTGTTCTATATGTGCTTCATTTTTATGAATAGCAGAACATTTGATATCATGAAATGCACAGACGGATCTATCTGATTCCCTCCTTATGTGTTTCCTTCTATCTTCTATTCCATTCCAATCACTCATACTAACTCACCTACTTTCATCTTAACATCAACTTCCCATTTATTGTTAAGATTAGTCTGTATGCGAAAAGTGATTAGATAAGGATCTAAGTCTGGATCCCCGCTAACCACTCTTTGACAGTATTTGTAAACATCTACCACATAGGGACTGCCTGACAATATATCAGTAACAGCATTGCCGTCCTTATCCTTAGCAGTTACGGTAGAGTTATTGGTGTCTATAGTTTCTCCACTCTCGAGTACATCCTCAAAGTCACCATATGGCACGAAGGACTCCCAAGGTTGCTTGAAAAAGTTCTTTACTTTTGGTGTGCTGCCCACCTCAATCACCTCCTTAAATCCTAATGTTACAACATCTCTTTTATATCCTAACGTGACCTCGTCACGGGTAAATCCAATGTGGGGCTCCTCAGAGGGAGGGTATGTAGTCGTAGTGGTACTGTAAGTACTAGAAGTAGATGTGCTGGTACTTGTGGTTGAATAGGTGCTGGTTGTACTGAAGGTGCTGGTAGAAGTACTAGAAGTTGTTCCTGTTCCAGTAGTGCTCGTTGTGCTGAGAGTACTAGTGGTACTGAAGGTGCTTGTGCTTGTGCTTGTGCTGGTACTGGTACTGGTTGTCGAGTAGGTACTTGTGCTGGTTGTCGAGTAGGTACTTGTGCTGGTACTGGTGCTGGTGCTTGTGCTTGTACTGGTGGTACTAAAGGTGGATGTGCTGGTACTTGTGGTAGAGTATGTGCTGGTGCTTGTACTGGTGCTTGTACTAGTAGTAGAGTAGGTACTGGTACTGGTACTGGTACTGGTGCTTGTGCTTGTACTGGTGGTCGAATAGGTGCTTGTGCTTGTGCTGGTTGTTGAGTATGTGCTGGTACTTGTGCTGGTACTGGTACTTGTGGTTGAATATGTACTAGTGCTGGTACTGGTACTTGTGGTTGAGTAGGTGCTGGTACTGGTACTTGTGGTTGAGTATGTGCTAGTGCTTGTAGTAGAGTATGTGCTGGTACTTGTGGTTGAGTATGTGCTGGTACTTGTGGTTGAGTATGTGCTGGTACTTGTGGTAGAGTATGTGCTGGTGCTTGTACTGGTGGTACTAAAGGTGGATGTGCTGGTACTTGTGGTAGAGTATGTGCTGGTGCTGGTTGTGCTGAAGGTAGATGTGCTGGTGCTAGTTGTGCTGAAGGTGGATGTGCTGGTGCTAGTTGTGCTGAAGGTAGATGTGCTGGTGCTGGTACTTGTACTGGTGGTTGAATAGGTTGAAGTACTAGTGCTGGTAGTTGAGTATGTACTGGTGCTTGTACTGGTGCTTGTACTTGTGGTTGAATATGTACTGGTAGAAGTACTGGTGCTTGTACTGGTGGTTGAATAGGTTGAAGTACTAGTGCTGGTGGTTGAGTATGTGCTGGTACTTGTACTGGTACTGGTACTTGTGGTTGAGTATGTGCTGGTACTTGTACTGGTTGTAGAGTAAGTGCTTGTACTGGTACTGGTACTGGTACTGGTGGTTGAGTAGGTACTGGTAGAAGTACTAGAACTGGTGCTAGTTGTGCTGAAGGTAGATGTGCTGGTGCTTGTAAAGGAAGTAGTGGTTGTAGAACTAGTGGTAGTTTCTCCTGGTTCTGTAGTCGTAGTGGTACTGAAGGTACTGGTAGTGCTATAAGTTGAGGTGCTGGTAGAAGTACTGGTGCTTGTGCTGGTTGTTGAATATGTACTAGTGCTGGTACTGGTGGTTGAGTATGTGCTGGTACTTGTGCTAGTAGATGTACTGGTTGTAGAGTAGGTGCTGGTACTTGTACTTGTGGTTGAGTATGTGCTGGTACTTGTACTGGTACTGGTACTTGTGGTTGAGTATGTGCTGGTGCTGGTGCTGGTGCTGGTGCTGGTTGTCGAGTATGTACTGGTAGAAGTACTGGTAGTTGAGTATGTGCTGGTGCTTGTGCTGGTACTTGTACTTGTGGTTGAGTATGTGCTGGTGCTTGTACTTGTGGTTGAGTATGTGCTGGTAGAAGTACTGGTGCTGGTACTTGTAGTAGAGTATGTGCTGGTGCTTGTACTAGTAGATGTGCTGGTTGTTGAGTAGGTGCTGGTGCTTGTAGTAGAGTAGGTGCTGGTTGTTGAGTAGGTGCTGGTAGAAGTACTGGTGCTGGTACTTGTAGTAGAGTATGTGCTGGTGCTTGTACTAGTAGATGTGCTGGTTGTTGAGTAGGTGCTGGTAGAAGTACTGGTACTGGTGCTTGTGGTTGAATAGGTACTGGTACTTGTACTGGTACTGGTACTTGTGGTTGAATAGGTTGAAGTGCTTGTACTAGTAGATGTGCTGGTGGTTGAATATGTACTAGTGCTTGTACTTGTGGTTGAGTATGTGCTGGTGCTTGTGCTGGTACTGGTACTTGTGGTAGAGTAGGTACTGGTACTGGTACTTGTGGTTGAGTATGTGCTGGTGCTTGTGCTGGTAGTTGAGTATGTGCTGGTGCTGGTGCTTGTAAAGGAAGTAGTAGTTGTGGAACTGGTGGTAGTTTCTCCTGGTTCTGTAGTTGTAGTGGTACTGAAGGTACTAGTTGTACTGAAAGTGCTGGTGCTTGTGCTTGTGCTGGTACTGGTACTTGTAGTAGAGTATGTGCTGGTGCTGGTACTTGTAGTAGAGTATGTGCTGGTACTTGTGCTGGTACTGGTACTTGTGGTTGAGTATGTGCTGGTGCTTGTGCTGGTTGTTGAGTATGTGCTGGTAGAAGTGCTGGTTGTTGAGTATGTGCTGGTAGAAGTGCTGGTACTGCTACTTGTGGTTGAATATGTACTAGTACTTGTACTTGTGGTAGAGTATGTGCTGGTGCTTGTACTGGTACTGGTACTTGTGGTTGAGTATGTGCTGGTGCTGGTGCTGGTTGTTGAGTATGTACTGGTGCTGGTGCTTGTACTGGTACTTGTGGTTGAATAGGTGCTGGTGCTGGTGCTGGTTGTTGAGTATGTACTGGTGCTGGTGCTTGTACTGGTACTGGTTGTTGAGTATGTGCTGGTAGAAGTGCTGGTTGTTGAGTATGTACTGGTGCTGGTACTGGTACTGGTACTTGTAGTTGAGTATGTGCTGGTACTGCTACTTGTGGTAGAGTATGTGCTGGTACTAGTGCTTGTGGTAGAGTATGTGCTGGTGCTTGTGGTTGAATAGGTACTGGTGCTTGTGCTGGTACTGGTACTTGTAGTTGAGTATGTGCTGGTAGAAGTACTGGTACTGGTGCTTGTGGTTGAATAGGTACTGGTGCTTGTGCTGGTACTGGTACTTGTAGTAGAGTATGTGCTGGTACTGGTGCTTGTGCTGGTACTGGTTGTTGAGTATGTGCTGGTGCTTGTGCTGGTACTTGTACTTGTGGTTGAGTATGTGCTGGTGCTTGTGCTAGTGCTGGTACTTGTGGTTGAATATGTACTAGTGCTGGTGCTGGTGGTTGAGTATGTGCTGGTGCTTGTGCTGGTTGTTGAGTATGTGCTGGTACTTGTGCTGGTACTGGTACTTGTGGTTGAATATGTACTAGTGCTGGTACTGGTACTTGTGGTTGAATAGGTTGAAGTACTTGTGCTAGTAGATGTGCTAGTGGTTGAATAGGTTGAAGTACTTGTGCTTGTTCTGGTACTTGTACTGGTAGTTGAATAGGAACTGGTACTTGTACTGGTACTGGTACTTGTGGTTGAGTATGTGCTGGTACTGGTGCTTGTACTGGTACTTGTACTGGTAGTTGAATAGGTACTGGTAGAAGTGCTGGTGCTTGTACTGGTGGTTGAATAGGTTGAAGTGCTTGTACTGGTACTGGTGCTGGTTGTACTTAAGGTGCTAGTGCTGGTACTTGTTTGAGTGCTAGTACTGGTGGTAGAATAGGTACTAGTAGAAGTACTGGTGGTAGAATAGGTGCTGGTAGTTGAATAGGTGCTGGTACTTGTACTGGTGGTAGAATAGGTGCTGGTTGTTGAGTAGGTGCTGGTACTTGTACTGGTCGTAGTAAAAGTAGTGGTAGTGGTAGTGGTAGTAGCAGCCTCCCCTTCACACTCTAATAGGAACTCCAAAGTTTCTGAGGCTGTAAGTTCATCATCAGTGGTTATTAATATTTCACCACCAGGCAACCATACTAGTTGATAATTATTAGTACCTCCATACTGTTGTATATTACAAGTAGAAGGAGGTTCGGTAGTTGTAGTACTAGTTGTACTAAAGGTAGTGGTTGTACTGAAAGTGCTGGTGCTTGTGCTGGTAGTTGAGTAGGTGCTTGTACTGGTGCTTGTGGTAGAATAGGTGCTGGTACTTGTACTTGTTTGAGTGCTGGTACTTGTACTTGTTTGAGTGCTTGTACTGGTACTTGTGGTTGAATAGGTGCTGGTACTTGTAGTACTAAAGGTGGTAGTGGTAGTACTCGTGGTAGTGGTAGGCGAGGAAATCGTGATCGTGGGCGTCTCGTCAAATGTCGATAAATTCGGGTCTTTAACCCTAACCTGTATCAAACCACCATTGACAACGTTCACAGAATTAATCTGGAGGCAGACCTCCATCTCACAGAACTCATTTCCCCCGAAGTCGATGGTGTCAGCAATCGTGTCGTTGGTTGCGCCGTCACTCAGCTCACCGAAATCTCCGCTGGACGATGCACCTCCGTCATAAACCCGCTTGTTATTGTCAAGGTCGCCGTCAGTATAGTAGGTGGTAGTCGAGAAGGCTATTTCGACTGATGTGGTTGTTACTTGAGTCCAAGAGCCATAGCTTGACCCCGTGCCGGTGGAATCGTAGCGGTATTCCAGTTCGAACATCGGGTTAGCTTCCGCCTTGTTGTTCGACTCCACAACGGCAAAACGGATGCGGAAGTTCTCATCAGTATTCTGCGTCCAATCATTATTAAGCGAGGCTTTCGTGGTTGCGCTACCAGGAACGGCATCGTCTTTGTAGCCCTGAAAGTCCTCCTGTGTATAAATTGGATTTGTCATTTAATGTACGGGTCTTTCCTTGCCGTATCGAATATTTTTTGCCATTGTTTAGAGGGTATGGTGCGCCCCGCCTTCACGATTATTTCTCCCTTATAATGTGCCATGTAGTCAATTAAACCTATCATGTCCACACCCACCCAGAAGCCGTCTTGGAAAATATACCAGTCGCTACCGTTCTGGTGATATTTTCTCTCGGTGTGCAAATCATACTGAATAATGTCTTGCACGTCCCAGAACGGTGCCTCCCTAGGGGAGCCCTGTTCGTCGTTAAAGCTACTGTCGGTGTAATATATTTTCCATTTTCCTTTGCTCATTGTAAGTCCACCAGCGGCACATGCAGCGGCTTGCCAAATGCCGTCCAGATTTGTGGTGTAAATCTGTCCTTGGTTATATAAAAAGCCCCGATCAGACAGTCAGCAGAATTTGCTCCACTTTCATCTGCACCCAGATACATTGTTCCTGTCGTCTTTGACCAACTTCCACCTGAATCTTCATGATCTAATAAGATTCCATTTACATAGAAATCTATATAATCTGAATCATCCCAAGCAAGTTCAACCCAGTACCATACTCCTGCTGTTGGCGTTAATGTGCTTGCCAAATATCTTGTTACTCCATCAGATTGCCAGATAGCATAGAAATAACTGCTCGCACTTATATACAAATCTATATAATCTGTTGCATCTCCAAACCCTAAAAAGTACTTGGATGCTGTGACAGTCTGAAAATTAACCCACATACCTATTCGCCCATAGCTGCCATCAAAATTATTTGCATCTATTGAAAATGAAGCTGAGTGGCTCCCCTCTGCCGTAGTGTCAAAACTTTTTGTTCCAATAATCTTATCGGCGGTTGTCAGCACACCTGACCCATTCAGGGTGACTGTATAATTCGTGCCGAGGTTTGCACCACCCTTGGCTGCCCCCGCCCCTGATGCCTGACAATCCCAGAAAAAAGTCAAATCAGCATGTGGGTTGTTAATGTCTGCCAACAGCCCTTCGCCGTTGCCGATGAAGTAGGCACCGAAGGGCAGCAGACACTCACTAAAGGTTTTGACATCGTCAATGATTATATCAGCAGGATAAGTACGATTTATTCTTGAACCAATCTCGAAATTTACAGGATCGCCTGATCCAGCTGTTCCAGTATTAATTTTACTTGCTGCACATACCCCATCATAAAAAATAAACCACTCATGCCTTAAAAGATCCCATGAAAATAAAATCACATGACATCTTTTAAGACTATAATTATCATAAGTTTGTGGTGCTGAACCTTGCCAAATAGCTGATCCTCCAACGGAACCACCTGTATTCCAATTATCAGGCGTTGGATTATAAATGCATGTAAAATAATCATCGCTACTTATGTAGAGTTCAAAAAGACCTTGTCCATCAACTGTATCATAATCAAATTGGGGTAAAAGTTTTATCATAAGTGACCCACGACAAAAAAACGCATTATCATGTACAGTCCCGCTTCCAAATGTCATTTCAATATGTCCAGCACCGTCCTGAGTATCCAAATTCCTACCCCTGCCAAACACCTGAACAGAATCTCCACTTGTGTTGGTATTCCTGTCACTTCCATCTGAAATGTTGCTCCAAGTGCCATCTGCATTGTTTGCAGTTTGATCTGTAAGAGTGGGGCTTGCGGCGTTCTCATCACATTTTAAATGGCACAGCAAAATATCTGTCGGGCTTGCCACGGTTCCATACTGAAAAGGCCAATCATGAATTGCAAATGCAGGGCGTATGCGGGTTGTATCTAAAGTCAATTTAACTGCATCGTTTGTATCCACCTCATAATGGTGTGCTCCATCTGAATGCAGGGTGCCGCTTGAAATCCTTGCCGGTAAAATCATGTCGGTGACATCATCACCTTTGCTTGGGCTTTGATCCAAGATGGCGTCTTTATATTGATCACCCATTGCAAGGCGGTCAGTGGAGTCATAGATTTTTGTGGAGCCTTCGCGGTCTTCTGTATCAAATATCCAAACATTTACAATCTCATGTGTACCTGGCTCAATAGTGCAGTTATCCCACCCTATTCGATATTGCCTTGTACTACTATGATATTGGCTTAAACTGCCTCCTGTTGATGATTCCGATAAGTTAATTAAAATATGATCCAGCTCATCAGCATCAATTCCAACATAGTCAGCACTCCCATGCTCTCCTGTACCTGTTGATTCAGAGCCACCATTTTCATAAATTGCTGTATCGTTCGTTAAAACTCCACTTCCTATATAATTCATAGGGAAGCCATTTTGACCATTGCTATCAATACTAATATTTCCACCAGAAGTTATCCATTTACTGTGCTGCACAATACGGTCTGAATAAATATAAAGATAAATTTCAATGGAATCTGAATTGGTCAATACAGTAGGAGTTGAATTATAAAAGTTTCCTCTAAATCTCAAAACTACCCTGTTTGCATTTGATTCAATTATTTCTATAATTGAATTTGGGTCGTATCCTAAATTGTAGACACCTGAAGAAACAACGACTTGAGCGGGATAATAATAATTCCATGTAGTCGCACTATTGTTGTCACAATTTAAACCACCAGTTTCTGTCGGATCAAATAATATACTAAATCCATCACAATAAACTGTTACTGTGCTGCCGGATTCTTCGATTGACAAATACGGATCAACCACAAGCCCCACGCCTTGCTCATAGCGTTCAAGTGGAGTCCTTGCGTCTGCAACGTCTATTTGTTTTCCATCCGGCTCAAATGTCCACCAATGCTGAGTCCATCCTGGTTCTGGGTCTCCCTGTGATCCATGATTGACATTGCCCTCATAGTCTGAAACAGAAAACCACAAGCCTTTATGAACAACAGGAAACAATGGATCAGATTCATCAACCCATCGCAAAGCTGAATCCTTAACCCTACATTGCCAACGGATTCGGGCATTGAAACCTGGCGTGTCCAGATAAAACGATAGCTTGGTGTTTTTAAAAGCCCAGTGAACATCCATGCCGAAAACCGCATCAGTTATACCAAGTGCCGGAATGTCTTTGACTACATAACACCTGAAAAATGGAGTCACTGGAACCGTACCTTCGTCTGTTTCAATCTCAGTTATCTTCTGCACGTTGGAATCAGCAAAAGAAAACAACTGCCCTTGCCAGTTGTTGGGTGATATTTCTACCTGCCCTTCAAGCTGGGCTTCAGCTACAAGGTTACCTTTCCAATAAATCTGAATCGTGTTCGACAGGACCACGATGTCGGCAGTCCCATCGAACACCTTTTTGCGGAAAGCCTTGGCGGGTGCATAGTCTGTGACTTCTTGATTTACATCTTTGTAAATCGGATCACCCTGTTCATCGACTCCACTTTGCAGAAAATAATCCTGAGGGTTTTGTTCTTCTGATTTTACAAGTCTCATTTAATCACCGTATTGATAAAACAACTGGAACTTTCTATAAGCTCTTTTGTTACCTCAAGTTCTTCGGCTTGCCCGGTGGAACGTGATGCACGATACCGAAAGGGTTTGGCGTATATTCCCCATTAGTATCCGACCAGTTAACCTCACTCTCTTCTAATAAAGTTCCTTCTGAATCAAACCTAACAGCACTAACACCTACTAAATAGCGACCTTCGGTATTCAAAGTAATAACATATTGTAAATCAACAATAGGTGTAGTAGTGAGCAAAGAAGGATTCTCTTTGTTAGGATCGGTCTTAAAATTAGCCAGGTAGACATTGTACTTAATTACATCTCCAGCAGGTATTACTGTACCATCCTCCAAGGTAGTTACAGCATCCCAGGCAACAGTTGCCTGGTTGGTTTTTTGCCAATCTAATGCGTAAGCACTAAAAATAATTACCAATGACAGAATTACTACATAAATAGATTTTTTCATTTTTTACCTCCCTTGTTAAATCTTGACTCAATCACAAAGTCAAGCAAATAGATTAATTTACGTTTCTGATAATCTTCCAATTCCTCATCCTGTTGTATCTTCACCCTTATTTTATAGAATAACTTTCTGGTCAGGCAGAAGCGTCTGGGGGCATCCACTTCTTTACCCAATCCTCTATACTGACCTTTTGACGCCTTTGAATATGATCTCTGTGGCGGCGACATTTCAGGTCTACATTCCTATAAATAGAGTGAAGAACTTCAGGTTTCCCCTTGAGACCCCCATTAATAGCTTTGAGTGCATAATCCCTTCCTCCATAAAGGTAACAAGCGATGAGCTTATTGCGTACATAGTCATCATAAAGGTAATGATAGCTTCTCCTTTCACCATGATGGAAACAAGTACCATTAGGATAGATCCATTTATTCATTCCCAAAACGGATAGGGTAAAATTAAAAAAGTTCTCACCTCCTCCATATATACCAAGCTCAGGAGACCAACCTCCTAATGCTTCATATACTTTTCTTGATACGAGTACTCCACAACAACTCATGCAGGGAACCTCAAAAGGATCTCCTTTGTCTACACGACAGGGTGTGAATTTGTAGTCAAGTAACCCATGTTCAAACCACTCAACATTAAGTTTGTATATCAACCTACGAGATTCTAATATTTTATAAGTGAGTGGTAAGTGCATTGATCCGTTTATCTTTTCCTCATTCTGCTTATAGTACTGGAGCATACCATAAAGGCTGTCACGAGCAAGGATAACGTGTGAATCCACAAAAAATAAATAATCACCAGTGCTGTGCTTAACACCCACCCTTTTGGCATTCCAATGGGACAGCCTTTCAGAATACTCTGCATGTTTCAACCATGGGTTCTGTTTCTGAGCTGTAGCTTTAATGGCTTCGGCTCCCTTATCCTCTTCCCAAGGTAGGTTCTGAGTCTTTCTTTGATTCACAAATTGATCACAATAATTGTTTACTGCTACGATCTCGAAGTCTACCCTGTCACGCAGCTCTCCTGCGATGGATTGCAAAGTGAATATCAGCTGTGGATATTCATTTACATACGGTATAATTACTGAAAGTTCTGCCATTTTATCGTATTCCTTTCTTCTCCTGCGAGATTGTCGTAAAGTCATGTAATTACACGTTAAAATTGACGCTGATATTTGACGAATTCTGCACGAACTGTGCTTGCTTAATGCTTCACTATGCTTTATTTATTTCCACTAAACAATTTCCTTCTGGGTCTTGCTGGAGTACTTTCAACATCTGTGCTTGATACACTTTTAGAAGTGGTAGAAGATTTGGTAGAGGGTTTTCTAAATACGATACCATACTGACCAAAAAAATACCTGCGCTTGTGTATCATATCCCAGGACCCCGTTCTATCTAATAAATCAAATCCTGTACTCTTTGCCAAGTCTTCCATATACCACATTGACATCTGTATGTTAATGCCACGAACTTTAGTTTTAGGTCCGCCTTCACGATATCCTGGTCCTTCTTTCTCCTTTTCGATGTCTTTCAGTACCTCAGACCAAGGCTGGTGAAGAGCTGACCTTAGCATTCTGGAAAAGAAAACTACTCCAACTCCTCCTGGTTTCATAACACGGTAAACCTCTTTCAAATAATTTCTGATATTTTCCACCGTTCCTAAGTGCATAAACGTAACCCAACTGTGGACAAAATCAATACTCTCTTCTGGAAGTGGAATTGTTTTACCATCTCCTACTACTAATTCTACCTCTTCGTCCTTAATTCCCCTCTTATTGAGTTCTTCCATAACAAAGTCGGCTTCTTCATGAACATCTAAACCATATGCCTTGTCAAAATACAATGAGGCAGCCAAAACTTGTCCACCACTTCCATAACCTATATCTAAAGAAGTCTTGGTATTAAGTTTCTTAAGATACTTTTTGGCACTTGGAAGCATAAGCCTGTTGAAAACATCCTCTGCCTTTTCAAAAGCCGCATCCGTAGTTTCATTTTCACCTTTAGGTCCATCAAACCAACTAAAGAACTTATCTCTTCCCTGTTCCCTTAATAATTTAATCTCATTACGGAAACCTTCTGGATTGCAATAATTCATTTCATACCTCCTTCTTTAAATAATTTATCAATTTAATTGCAGACCTATCATAGCTAAAAGATTTCTTGAACTTTTCTCTCCCATTCTTCCTAACCCGATCTATCAATAAAGGATTATCTAATAACCATTTAAGTTTAGAATGAAAATTATGGGAGTTCCAAGATATATAATCTTCCCCATCTACTAAATCTTCATTAGGCAGAAAGTGGATATCCTCCAAGGAACAATGAGCATACAGCAAAGCACCAGCTTTTAAGCAATCTGCGTAAGATCCTGAATACTGTCCAAAACCACAGCAGCCCACACTTATTAGAGTTCTTCTTAATTCTTGAATATAATTCTCTCTACCTTCCACCCTTTTATAACTAACATCAGGAAGATCTTTATTAACTTTCAATATTTTACGAACCGACTCCCTAACATAATGAGGATAATATTCAACTCCTATTTGACCATGCTTGAAACTTATTGAAATGTCCCTATCGAATTCATCTCTATACACCTTAGCATCAGACAAACTTAAACTGGTATTCAATATTACATAATCAATTTTAGGGTAGTACTTACCTGTAAATGCTTTTATAACTGGAGGGTAAGGAGTTATATCATCAAATCTAGTGTATCCATCCTTGTTACCATCATCATGGGTGTCGTGTAGTATCTTAACCCCTTTAAACTTTAAGAATATGTTATCAAAATAGTCCACCGTTTCCTTATTAAACTTTTTAGGATTGTACTCATCAGGAAAAGTTTCATAAATAAGTACATCATAATCTTCCTCTAACATACTTTCCTTAAATCTTGAAAAGTAAACTATGGAGGAAGATATATCTGGAAATAAATTCATTTCCCTTACTACATTCTCAAGATAATATCCATTCGCTCCTTTGTGAAAAAGATAAAGTACCTTCATTCTTCCTTTTCCCATATCATAAAGTGAGCTTTATTACCTTTCTTTTTCCATCCATTCTTAACAGCCCACTCCCTCCCCATATCTCGTATATAATTAGGCTCTCCTGGATGACCATATACCCCATACTTCCAATGCATCACCTCGTTTACCAATGCTTCATTACCCCCATGAAATTGCTTTTCAGGATTACGATCGGTGAGTAGATGTTGGCGACAGGCTTTAACGAAGGATCCCTTTATAAGGGAAGGATGACCACAGAAACCTACTGCTTGTTTAATTTCCTCTGGGCATTCATAATAAGTGCCATTCCAGGGAAACCAACGATCCCAGTTCTTCATACCATCCTTGCCACACTTAAACTGAGGTAGGCGCAGAAGTGCAAGATCTTGATATGATTCTAATATTCCCATCATATGTCGTAAGTCCACCCTTTGCAACAATTCCCAATCGTCTTCCAGTTGTAAGATCCAATTATTTTCTACCTGATCCCAACACCACTTAAAAGCATCACTAAAATTAGGCTCTGCTGGACAGCGAGCAATAACGGGTTCTGCGAACCAATAGCATAATTCTATCGACTTATAGCTGTCCTCATTTACTCCTACAGGATCCACATTAATAATAATTCTAAAGTCATGGTTCCATAAAAGGTTTTCTAAAAAAGAATTAAGAGTCTTGAATAGTAATTCACGCCTTCTGCAAGCTGTGATTGTAACATCTATCATGATACCTCCTATAGATATCTTTGAGCCATTATATCAAACCTACTTAATGCCTCATTGTAAATACTTCTATCCTCTTGATTTATTTCATCAAGTATTCTCCTGGTACGTCCACTAAACCTAAACTTCTTCCTACCAGGAGTTCTGTTGGCATGCATCTTATGTATGATTTCAAATCCCAAAATCTTTTCTATTATTCTCATACTTTCTTCATGCCTCTCTGTAATACCTACAAAAGCAAATTGATCTAAATCCCCGCCTGTCATTAGATGCATATAGTTAGGAAATTGACGGGCGAACCAAAATATATTCTTTGATTTAATTCCCTCAGCCCCGTGCTTCCAAACAGAGTAATAGGAAATCAATCTGTCTACAGGATCCCTAAGGAAAGTAATCATAGGCCACCCTAAATGCTTATACTTATTGGCTGTAAAATGACCAATAACGCCTACATGGTAGTTTTCGTCAAAACCACCAGGGTAACCCTTTTCAGACCTATCAGTAAATTTTATCATTCCCAAGTATCTGTCTTTCCTAAAATGACGATCCCTAAATATCTTATCTTTAAACTTTTCCCTTACCGTAATATTAAAAGAAGTGCCTCCACATTTAGGTATATGAACAAAAACAAACTTCCTCAAAACGGCTTTATCCTTTCAAAATACATCATGTTATCGTAATAGGCTTTGATTCCTTTCTTGTCTTTCCAAGGTTTTAACAGATTCTTTACTCTATCCTGAATAGATTGCCCGTTAATAAAACCTCTATTAACAAACTTGAATACCCAATAGGTGTAAGGCTGACAGTTGACATGACCGTGACCTCCTTGTCCAGGAGGAGCGGCTGAAATTAGAACTCTTTTGGAGAGATTGGTTAAATTCTCAACAAATTGATCTGCACACTCTTCATCTATATGCTCTGCTACCTCTAAACAAATTGCAAGATCAAAACTTAGACCTAAGTTAAGTGGAAGTCTCAGGTCTTTGATGAAAACTTTATCTTTAGGAACCAAAAGGTAGGGAACTACATTATCCGTACCCTCTATCCCATAGCACATTATCTTTCTTTTGTCAAACTCTTTTATTAGATCTCCAACAGCACACCCTGCATCTATCACAGATTTAGGATCTAATACTTTACAAATAGCATCACATACAGCCTTTGCTCTCCACTCTAAACTGCTTCTTCTTGCAAAATATCTTCCTTTATACATTGTTCTTAAATCAATCATTTTCAATATATTCCTTTATTAAAGGTTGAATATCTGGTTTAGGATTCTTTCTAATTACACGGAACAGTCTTTCCATTTCAGGTAATATTACATCATAAAGACCATTACGCTTTTGAAAATCATCATAACACCTCTGCTTTATTCCCTTTTTACGGAAGGTAAGGATTGCATTCCTAAGTTCATGAGCTATGCTGCTTATATCATCAGGGTTTGAAGATACATGACAAAAAGGATTATCTTTCCAAATAGAAGGACAATGGCGGGCAGTCCCCGCCAAGAGTATAGGAGTTCCACAGGCCAGCGATTCTATTGGACCCCTATCATTCTGCCCGCCTTGTCCCATAAAGACAGAAAGGTGGCTTTGGTTTAAAACCTCAGCCACCTTTGTGCGGTGGAGCATACCAGGACAGTGTACTGACAGACGGGCACTATTTATAGTTGAACCTATCTGGTTTGTTTTGACCCCGTGAGTTACACGACCTGGCATTATACAGTGGAGGTCTTGATTAAAAAGCCTTTTATACTCCGCGATGACCTCAATGGTTTTCCACTGACCTTTCTTGTCGTGGACGTGCGATGCACCAACGCAGATATCATACCTCTTCTTAATATCAGGAAGAGGCCGGAAGTAATCCGGATTTATAGGCTTTTTGAAGTAGTAAAAAAATCTACCTCGGGAATCATAACGATGCTTCCCATAAAGGTCGTCAAAAACAACGTCCCAGAACTTCCACCGTGCCCTACCTGTATTGGCTGCGTAAACCAGCAACCAACGCCTTTCTTTCTTCATACGGTTTAAAAAGTTAAACCAACTTCTAAATCCACCTCTTGCCCAAATTATATCATCTGATCTCAAGAACTGATGTGCATATCCTATCTCAGGAACTACATAACACTTAACATGATTAAAATAAGTGGTATAACCTGGACTGCGAGAGGATTCGATAAAAATAAGAAGGTCATCTATTATACCCTGATTAAGCATTTCGCGGAGCATATACAGGTACCCTTCGCTAGGCAATCCATTTTCACCTGTAGCATAAAAATTATTAGATTGAGCGTGAGGATCCCAAGGCACATTAGATCCTTCTTGTGCTGCTCCATCACTATTAAATAAGAAAATCAACCTCAAGGTGCAAACCTCTTAACCGCTTCATCATATATTATTAGATCTTTTTTATTGTATTTTCCGATTATATCTCTTTCCTTTTTACTTATCTCCGGGTAGTCTCTAAAATTATAAATAGGATAAGCATTTGGAATAGGCATACCACTCCACTTACCAAATCTCTGTAAGCTCTCATCGTAATACTCTGTTATGCCTATAAAGTCGAATTTATCTAAATCTGTTCCTCCAATAAACTTACTAATAGGATTACGAGTGCCTTCGTACCTAGCAAAATCTATTAGAGTCATCTCCTCCTTTATTATCTTTATGTGTATTTCTGGAGACCTGGCAGTAGTATTATGAATTTTAAGAGAATAGAACTGACTTGCAACCATATCTATAGGATTCCTTACCCATGTGACCATAGGCAATCCTAAATAATCATACTTAGTATGATGAAAATGCCCATGTATTATGTCAAATAGAGTAGCATTAGGAGGAGGAGAGGCTTTTATTATATCAGGAATATACCTCTTACTTGTTTCATCATGAAGCACATTTAAAATACCATACCAATAAAACAGAAGGTTGCGAAAAGTAGTCCCTCCTGTTCTTGGTATGTGAATAGAAATAAACTTATGAATGATGGAGGATCTATCTTCCATCCTAGGATACCATTTCTTTAACTGTATAGAGAAAGGGGTAGGTTTCTTCTTTCTACTCATCTTACCCACCTATCCTTTCCCCTAATTTCTGTTGTAGCCCTCTCTTCTCCTATGTGCATAAAACAGTTTCCTCTCACCTGACCAGCAAGTAAACCTAATTTATGATATTTCTCCATCGCATCGTGCTCTTCAGTTACAGGTAGCATACGCTTTAAAACGGAGGTTCTAATGATAGTAGGATTAAAGGTAAAATGAGCATTACCAATAACAATACGACAGTACTTATTGAACTTGGTATCCCATTTCTTCCATTTGATAGTCTTTTTAGAGATTCTATTTACAATACTCACCTTGCTCCACGTAGCCGACCTAAGCCGTGCATACCCAACATCCTCCCTTTCTTCAAACAGTTGAAAGATACCTTTGTTATTTTTATATCCAGAGAAGTCATCCTCATAAAGGTAGTGAGTAATAGGCTCCGTACTTAACCAATCATCTTGTAAGTGCATTACAAGATCCGTACCTTCTTCTAAAAGCTCTTGATTTAAAAGGGAATAACCCCAAGCACAACCATGATTACTTTTAAGGGAAATAATCCTATCTATTCTCTCTTTAAACCTATCTAGAACTCTCATCGTAGCGTCATCCATGCCCTGCACAAGCACCACTACTGGTCTAAATTCTTCTAAGCAATCATAATTAACATTAAAGAAGGAAGTGAGTGTTCTGCCTAAGTAGTCAGGACGTTGGTACGTTATAATTCCCAAGGGCACTCTCATACTATTCCTTTATGAAAAAGCGAGTGGTACAGCTTTTAAGTTTAAGATGAGTATTAGCTGGATGTCCTCTGAACATATCAAGCACCTCTTTAACGCAAGGATTCTCAGGATGAACTTCATATCCCCAATCATGAACACCCATCACATCTCCTTTATTTAACAGCTTACCATAATAACAGATTTCTCTGTCCTTGTTACCATTATCACAATAAAGGAGTTTCTTTTCAGGTCTTTCAAGTAAGGCTGACAGCATGATATTCTTCCTGTCTATAACATCTGACCTTATAAAGGATACCCTCTTACCAAAACCATGGTTTATAAGGAACTCCAAATCCTCCTTAGTGACTTTACCTTTAGCACGTACTAAACTCGTCCTAGCATCCATATTGTCAAAGGTAAAAAGAGTAGCCTTAGGATCAGCCTCATGCAATAACAAGGTAAGTCCATAATAAAAAGTACCCAACTCCACTATTACCTTAAACTTACTATCCCTTACCACCTTCTGTATTATAGGGAAGCTGTCGAGTTCATGACTGATAAGAGCCTTTAGTCCTTTAACTCTTTTACTCTCGTACCAATTTCTCATCTATATTTTAACTCCTGCATTGTGGGTGCGTAGTACTTACGGTAAAGATTATCATAATTATAGGTTCTGCGGCAGTGTGTCTTGATTTTCAATGCCTCATTCTCTTTAAATCTGCCTATGATGATAAAAGCTACATCACGAAAGAATTTATCTGGATCTTCAATCTTTAAATCATGACTAAAGCTACCAAAGTCAAAATAGAGGCAATTGGCCTTAGTAATCTCTATTTGCTGATGCAAAGACTTATTTAGCACCATATAGGTTCCAGACAAAGCCGCCTCTGGTACTACAAGACCAAAAGACTCTTCCCTAGTGGGGAAGATAAACAGGTTGCTACAGAGAAACAGCTCACGGATCATATACTGGGGAATGCCTACATCAAACTTGGGGCTCTCGAAGTCGCTGGTAAAGGCGAAGTCTACTTGATCAATCAATCCTTTCATTATCGCATGTTGTCTATATTTATCAGTATCTTCTTTCTGTTGTTTACCAGTAGCCCACTGATTAGCTACGAGAAGGAACACTTCTCTTCCATGAGCTTTAAGCTCAGCAAAGATACTCATTACATAACGCAACCTTTTGGCTGCCAGTCGATCTACTGAAGCAGGTAGTAATTGAACGAATTCTGCACTCAGTATGCCTGGATATTTATCAATCAGCCTCTTGGTGTCGTCACTAAATTCAAACCATGTACGGATATCTTTAATGTGAGGTATACAACGAACATCATGAATCTGCCCCTTATAGTGCTCTGCTACCCTAATACGGTCAGTTTCGTTTGGATAGATGAGTTTATGATTTGGACCGTATTCCCCTATATTCCACCAATCTCGTGGACCACCTGAAGGGATACTGTGTATCCAGTGCATCCACACTACCTTTGGTAGATTGGAAGTAGCTTCCTTTATAGCTTCACCATAAGGCATATTCCAACCAATGAAAACAAAGTCATGAGTATAAACTACATCAAATTCCTCTTCACCGAGTATCTTGACGAACCTTTTGGCTGTCTCAATTTTGATAATCTTATGCTCGTCTGACAGGTCCCTCACAGAATGATAATCTTTGAGGTGAGTAAAAGGTATTTCCTTCCTTAATTGTACGTTACCTGGAAAGTCCTCTCCATGATACCTTTCATTTACAAAAAGGTGAACTTCATGGTCATAACGAGCGAGCATCTCTACCTGATCCTTAACAATACCCGTAAGACTGTAACCTGGTTGAAACTCTTGAAATGTTGTCATGATTGCAATTTTCATCTTCCTACTCCTTTCTTCATTTGGTTAATGATTGACGCTATATGATTATAGCATATATCCGTTAACTCTGTGTAAACTCAAAATTGTCGAACCAACAATTATATCCTGATTTTAAATAGTTATGATAATGTAAATTAACCTTAAAAGAGCTTCCAATTGCTGAAAGAATCGTACTAGATACCGACTGCTGTGATCCATACTGGGTATCGTCTACATATAACTCAATCCATTCTTCATCAAAATTAAGGACAATTTCCACATTATGTCCATTTGTTTCATCGTATGTAAATGATTCATTAATAAGAGTGTTTCCACTACCACCACTAACTTCTGTAACAGTTATTAATCCACTAGTATCTGACCTCATTGCCAATCTTATTTTATCTCCAGCAGAACCCATATCAAGTTCACATCTGTTATAATCCCAAGAACCAGTATAGTAAGTTGGACTCGCCTCGACTATTTCAAAACCTTGTATATAATTAATTAGACCATCATCGTATGGATTGTTTGTAGGTTTAAACCAAAATTTGAAAGACCATTGTCCCGAAGCATCCAAAGCATCTTTCAAAAGTGCATTACATCCATAATTTCCACCTGCTGTATTAAGATCTAATTCTAATTGTCCACTTGTATATTGAGCATGATTATTACTATTAGAGTTATCGATCCATTTATCAGTAAAAGTACCGGAACAATCATCTTCAAAGTCAGGAACAGGAGGGGGCTCGGTTGTAGTGGTAGTGCTGAAGGTGCTGGTTGTAGATGCTGTACTAGAACTGGTACTTGTGGTAGATGAGGTGCTGGTTGTAGATGCTGTAGACGATGTGGTACTTAAGGTGCTGGTTGTAGATGCTGTACTAGAACTGGTACTTGTGGTAGAGTAAGTGCTTGTGGTAGAGTAAGTGCTAGTACTGGTGCTTGTGCTCGTGCTTGTGCTGGTTGTTGAATAGGTACTAGTGCTTGTACTAGTTGTTGAATAGGTACTAGTGGTCGAGTATGTGCTGGTGCTTGTGCTAGTGGTTGAGTATGTGCTGGTGCTTGTGCTGGTGCTTGAATATGTGCTGGTACTTGTGCTAGTAGATGTACTGGTACTGGTGGTTGAATATGTACTGGTGCTGGTACTGGTGCTGGTACTTGTGCTTGTGGTTGAATAGGTGCTGGTACTTGTACTGGTACTTGTAGTAGAGTATGTACTGGTGCTGGTACTAGTTGTGCTGAAGGTGCTGGTGCTTGTGCTGGTTGTAGAGTATGTACTGGTGCTGGTGCTGGTGCTGGTTGTGCTGAAGGTGCTGGTACTTGTGCTTGTGGTTGAATAGGTGCTGGTGCTGGTACTGGTAGTTGAGTATGTACTAGTTGTGCTAAAGGTCGAGGTGCTGGTACTGGTTGTGCTATATGTACTGGTAGATGTAGTTGTATAGGTAGTTGTAGTGGTTGTAAGAGTACCACAAGTTAATAATTCTACCTCATGCAAATAAACATTAGTACTATCAAAAGCATCAGTAAATCTAAAACGCCAATACTTATGATGTAATGTATTATCTAATATATCATAAGTATTCCATCCTCCCTTAGGATTCTCTCCAGAATAATGAGTAGTTTCCTCCCCTGCAAAATTACCTGTAGCCGAAGATAAGATTGACAATCCTGTAGGCCTATAAGAAGCGTTGTTAAAAAGTAATCTAACCCTATGCACAATCCAAGCTGATGTCATTTCAATCTGTATCCAATTTGGAAACAGATCTACTGTAGCCTGCCAATAAGTACTATCATTATCGTCAAAAGCATTATCTGGGTCACTACCAGCCTGCGTTGAAAAAGCCGAAGCAGTTCCTCCTGATGTATGATCACTACTCCAATTATCACAAGGTACAGTTTGAGTGGTGGTAGTAGCTGAAGATGTAGTAGTGGAGTATGTGCTGGTGCTGGTGCTGGTGCTGGTGCTAGAAGTAGAAGAAGATGTGGTTGTTATAAAAGTACTTGTGGTCGAGTAGGTTGATGTGCTGGTACTGGTGGTAGAGTATGTACTAGTCGTAGTGAATGTACTGGTGCTGGTACTGGTGGTAGAATAAGTGCTGGTTGTACTATAGGTAGAAGTGCTGGTGCTTGATGTAGATGTACTGGTTGTGCTGAAGGTGCTGGTACTTGTACTGGTAAAGGAAGTAGTGCTCGAATGAGTACTAGAAGTGGTGCTCCCAGTAGTTCCTGTAGTGCTAGTAGTATAGGTGGTCTCTGTACTACTCGTGCTCATTGTAGTGCTGGTACTACTACTGGTTGTTGAAGTGGTACTAGAGAAAGTAGTAGATCCAGTAGTAGTGGTGAAACTACTTGTGGTGGATAATGTGCTGGTTGTGCTATAAGTAGATGTAGTGGTAGAGGTTGTTGTTTGACTTGCGGTGGTTCTTGTATCCCAAAGCAGTATATCAGTTACATTGAATGGTGTGTCGTCTCCAGCACTTAAGGTAAAGGTAAAGTAATCTATATCTCCTCTATTCACCCAATTAGGGTAAATCACAGTACCTGAAGCATAATTACCTTGCCAGCATTGACCATTAGTGGTCATTATTTCAAGATTTGGACTGCCTCCATGATCATGGATGATTTTAATCTTTTCAGGTCTGAAGTTAATCATCCAAGTACCAATAGCTCTTAGACGACCACCATTTGAATCTGCATTTACATTGAAATCCCAATCACCATTAACAGAATCCCATTCAACTTCGATGTCAGTTTCAGGATCTATATGATCAGGTTCCCAACGAGTATAATTAAAATACTGTAGCCACTGACTACGCCAATCTACATAGAAGGTAGGCTTCTCCGAACCACTATTATAGTCATAACTGCTAAACATACGATGGGATCCGGTGTCAGAACTATTGTCGTCTATCACCAATATAATAGCATTGCCGCTCGCCCAACCACTCCTGTCTATCACTGTTTGAAGTATAGAAGCTAGGTTAGGAGTGCTATAGCCTGTACCGTCGCCCCAAGCAAGTAGATCGCTTTGGTTTATACCAGAAGTTAAACTGAAGGCATCTAACTCTGTCTTATTAGCTGGTGCACTAGGATTATCAGCATTTACAAAATAATAGGTAACATTGGCATTTGAAGCATTGGTAGCTCCATATGCTATAAATCGAGCGAAAGCCAAATTGATACTGCTTCCCTGAGGAATATTCACACCTGTAAATCTAATAAATGCTTTCGCCATTACAAATACTCTCTCCACTCAATTGCAGTGGTTCCATATTTTAATTTATATGTATTAGGAGTTACATCTTCGTTTTCCCATACCCACGCTAAATGATTATTAAGATCACTATCTACAGCATTACACTCAGCAGATTCGTCCTCTTCGTATCCCCCTTCTATATTTATATTTGCTCCATACCCTCTCCAAAGTGTCACGTAACAGGTGCTATAACTGCACCAACGTCCTACAAAACTAGGCACATTGTTTTCTGCATTTATAGGTAGCATTTCCATATCTAATGCTGTATACCAATTATCTCTACAATCCCCAGCCTCATCCCATTTCTTACCAGCATCTTCATATATCCTTCGAACCCAAGTTCCTTCTTCATCCTTATACCACCTTATGATTCTAGAATTAAACCTATGTATTCCACCACAGGCAGCTTCTTGATGATACTCATTACCAGCCCACATTATATGAACTTCATCTCCTATACCTAATCCTATATTGAAAGTACCAAAGATTTTTATATCTTCATTTTCTGGATGATGAAGCCAAGACTCTGTTACCCAAGAACCAGATGCATTAGTCCTATAATAAATACTGGTAAGATTGTTAGATCCATATACACAATGGATATAACCATTACTGTCTATCACAAAATCATAATCCACATTACTAGAAAATTGACCACCATAAGACCAATTACCAGTGTTAGGGTTCCTCGAAAACCATCTTACAGGATATACACCTGTATAGTCAGTAAACATCACATGTTCTGTATCATCTTCCTCTATAAAATATTCAAAATCCAATACTAAATAAGAACTTAGATCTGATACTGGAGTTTCTAATGACCAAGATCCTCCACTTTTCTTTGCCCTGCAAAAATCAGCATTATAGATTCCACTTTCTCTATTCTCAGACCAGTAAACAATAGGGTCGTCATTACTATCTATCACTATACCCATGTCTCGATTAATCTGCCTATAAGTACCGTCATAAGGAATCTGACGGATCAATTCCATTGGTGACCACGATCCTCCTATTCTATTGATATAATATAATTCATAACTTCCAAGTACTCCTACAAGAGGATTTAACTTTCCAAAGAATAAATGAGGAACATCATTAGAATCCAAAGCAATATCTACATACCTCAAACGATTCTCACCAGAATCAAATATCTCCTCAACCTTAACAATAGTAGTGGTAAAATAATAACCATCATATATTTCACTTGGAAGCCAATGATCTTTGTAAGCACGAGCCCTTATATGATAATTATACTCAGAAGTGATCAAAGGAAGAGCAGAAGAATAAAGATAAGAATTTTCATCTGGATCACTTCCATCTAAAGTATAATAGATAGAACATCCAGAAGGGTAAGCTACTAACTCTACATCCACATCCTCACTATAAGCCCCTGGTGCAGGAATAAAATCCACCCTCTCTATTTGACGTGGAGGTTCCCAAGACAACCTAAGTTCTGCTTTCTCAGCCCCACTAAGGAACTCAATAGCCGAAAACTCACGACGGGATCCAGTGTCAGAACTATCGTCTTCCATTATAAAAAGAACACTATTACCGCTCTCCCATCCCTCCCTATCCATCACTGTTTGTAGTATGTCTCTGAGATCAGGAGTAGTGTACACCCTATTATCTACCCATTCTTGGAGGTTTGTCCAGTCCACAGAAGAGGTCAAAGGTCTACTATCTAAATCACTTTTAGAGGAAGGAGCGGAAGGATTATCTTGATTAGCAAAATAGCATTTAACATTAGCATCTATAGAGTCTAGAGAAGAATAAGAAGTGAAAACCACAAAGGCTCTGGCTATAACAGATTCCTCAGGAATAACAACATTATTAAATCTGATAAAAGTTTTTGCCATTAGTAAACAGGGCTTCCTTGATAATCGCCTATAGGTATAGCGATTGTGTCATTGTAAAAAGTAGATCCTTGGGTATAGCCGTCATCAGATGCTGAGGAAGGATAAAAAGCACCAGAAGAGGTAGAAGAGGAAACTACTAATATACCCTGTATCCATATCACCCCTCCTTCCCTGTGCTCCATGTCGATAATTCTAAACTGAGTTCCTTCACTTGTGACCAAGCCGAGCAGTCTTTTATCTAGATCCGCATCCGCTTCAAATACAAAATCAAAAATATCTCCTTTTTCAAAATCAGTAAGGTACTGTCCCCCTGTGTACTCCACTACTAATCGTGGTTGACACCTAACGTCTCTAAAATAGTTAAGTATGCGTTGAGCTAGTGATTCATCTCTGATAAAATCAAGCTGAAGTGGATCTTCTTCCAATACTCCAAAATCAGCTTGACTTGTAACAGACTGAGCTAGAACTACATTCCTTTGAGATTCTATCTCCTCAGAATAAGCACTGGAACCAAAGGCACCTATCCATTCCTTATTGTAGGCACCTACAAACTTATTCAATATTTCAGCTCTTGGTGTATAGCTCAACAATATAGATTCTATGTCTATACGGGCTGCTTCGATGGTTTTATCTGAAGTGTCAGTGTAAGGTATCCATTTAAGATTATGCTTGCCTTCCTCCCAATACTCTATACTACGGGATTGAAAAGCTATTTGACTAATGAACTCCCTAATATTAGGTTTTTCCAGAAGTACAGGAGCAAGGGTGATATTATTAGAATCATAATCAGAGCCTGCTTGTGTGTATGTAGTTCCTATTTCACTGGAGGTTAAACCACAGCGTTCTATCAGGAAGTGCTTTAGTATGTAATCAGGCCTTTCTATCACTTCTCCGTCAGTGCCATAATCGCCCGAATCGTCCGCTTCATATCCTTGTATGTCAGCCGAAACCCTACCCCCGATTACTGTATCAGCTACGCTATTACCTACTAATTCTACAGTACCTATTTTGAGGACTGTATTCTGCTTAGTAACACCTGAATAAGATTGAGGCACCTCCGCACCAATTATTAACTCCACCCATACAAGACTCGCTAAAACATAACCTCCAGCACTAGTGCCTGTTCTTGTTATATTAGCTTCCTCATTTAAGAAATTCTCCCAGGTGCCACTATACTCCCTCCATGGTCCTTTCTCTATCACATTTACTACAAAGTCCCCACCTGTCCTTGACCAATCAATAGTACTATTAATAAAATCAACATGTACACCACAATTTGTATCAGCAGCATAAATAGCACAACAAACACGGTATTGTTCGATATCACCAGGTGCATCTTGAACAAAAACTTTAGATAATTCAACATTAGTGCCCTGACCTTGCATAGCACACCAACTAGTAACATTATTATCTACAATATTTTTAAGAGTACAATTTTCTTGGTGATAGATATCACTACATGAAAACCAACCTCCATCTCCTACAGTATACCTAGCTTGTTCAAACTCATATACTTCGTAATCTACCCCTCCTGCGTTATGCTTATGCTGTGCATCTTGAACCGCAATATTATCATCTACATCTATAGTATCCTCTATCTCTACATTAACCTGGGCTTCAATAGAGGGAATAGTGTTAAATTGAATCACAGCCTTTCCAGGATAATCGGTATGCTCATCTCCGCTCTGCCCTGTATAAACCGTATAGTTTCCTGACTGAAGAACATTCTCATCTGAATTTCTATTTATAACATATACGTCATCAATAGAATGAACAGGATGCCCTATCAAGTAAATATAGGCTGTCTGAATCTCTGCCACTGTTGCACCTACATTATGAGCTACTGCATCTGTTCCATTATATCCCCTGATACATCCAGTAAGTGTATTGCCCACTCTTTGAACATACAATATTCTCTCAAAGTCTATTTGAATCTCTGCACCACCAGAAGGAAATTTACTTCCTTCTGAAACATCGAAAGTACTTTGTACATTGGTAATATTAGTTACCAATGTAGACATAGATCCTGCATCAGCAGCTAGGAAAGGAACTCGTTTAGCCTGACCATAAACAATTGGTAGCATTTTGCCCCAATCATCTGGATCAGCTTCAGGATATGTCTCCTCATCCATCACCTCAAATTCTATCTTTTTATCTATATCTATACTAAGATCAGAACAGTGAAGGGTTACCTCTTCCCATCCCATATCGATATCTTCAATGCTACCCTTAAAACGTATGATTTCATCTGAAGCAGAGGCTCCTTCAAATATTTCAGATATGGTTACTACGGAATAAGCAGGTTTGTAATAATTAAAGAGTTTGGTGAAGTAATCCACACCTCCCACAGGAATGGTGTTGTCTATTACAAAACTAGTTTCTCCTGGTTCACTGGGTTTACCTTCTAATCCCACCTTTCCTGATCTTATTTCACTCCAACTAAGAACCATGGGTTCATAGAGCTGACTGTTGAACTCCATTTCAGACCCAGCACTACCAAAAGAACGGTCACAAAAATAAAGTGTAAGACCGCTTAATTCTATCTTGGCTAATCTTATTAAATCAGTATGTGGACTGTCCGAAGCTGTTTGATTAAAAGAGGTTAAGGTTTTCATAGCATCTCTAAGAATTCAATATCTCGTTCAGCAGTTTCTTCCGTATTATAGTTTTCTTCTGTATCTCTTATCCTAGCAAACCAATAATTGCCTTCATGATCCATTATATAAAGAGGTTTAGAATAGTCGTCCAGATAATCCTCTGCCTGCCTAAAAGAAGCCAACGTATAGTCATTCTGAAAATGAGGTAATGTGTAATTTCTTTCCCTTCTAACTCCTCCTAGCTTGGTGCTCCTCTCCATGCCTCCCAATGTTTCACGCCAGCGAACATTAGGTAGTGGTTTACCTGAAGGACTTTCATAATTAATCCTAAACTCATACCCTAAACTCATCCACACCTCAGTACATTGAGGATTTACAGCACCAATAACCCGTATTCTCCAATAACGGTGAGTTAAAGCTGTAGTAAGGGTTTTTATGATTTGAGTATTACCAGACTGAGTCCAACTGGTAACAGCAGGTGACCAACTACTTCCATTATCACTATATTCCCAATGCATCGTTCTTCCATTAAAATTATGTCTTTCAATCGCTAAGAAATCAACATTAAGAATACCAGATCCTTGATCGCACTCTATACTAATGTCTCCAGTATTAGTGTATTTCCAATAGAAGTCAATCGACCTGTCATAAAGTCTACTTTCAGGATAACCGCTATCAGGAGATCCTGTAACGGTTACCGAAGCGTCTTCCGCTAATATATTGTAAGGAAATAATTTTACAGATGACATTCTATTTTCCCCATCTTACTCCTAGTGCTTCGAGTTCTCGTTTAATTTCAACCGCTGCCTGTCGCATACTCCTACGGTCGCCTGTTAAATACCTAGGTGCTATATTAACATTGATAACTTTGCCTGGTTCCTTAGAGCTGTAAGGAACATTTCCTCCTTCTTGTAGCTTTACTATGGCAGGAGCAGGGGCAGGAGCCATTATTAAACCTCCAGTACGAGCGGCCACATAAGCCGTCCTACTTTGGGTGCTATAAGAAATATTGGAAAGGGAGGAGTGAACACGGGCACCAGCAGACCTTATATAGTTCACTACATTGCCTCCCTTTCGCAACTTGACTACTTTAGTATTAGAAGTGATAACTTTCTTTTTGATTTCTTTGATTAAGCCACCTATTTTAGCAGCTACCCCTCCGCCATCCCCACCGTCGCCAGCAGCAGAAGCAGCAGTGGAAGCAGTTTCAGACCCACCAGATCTTTGGGCACCTCCTTGTGCCTCAACTACGGTCTGCGGCACCGTCATCTTATTAAGACCTTCAAAGAAATCAGGACCATATTTGCTAACAGCTTCTTTACGGGCGACAAATTCCCCAGGCTCCAACATAGCTCTAACAATGTCTCCGCCTCCGTATCCAGCTATCTTACCTCTAGCCCTATCCGCCCATCCGCCTATTCTTCTGTGAATTACTTCTTTAACTTGCTTAACTATTCCTCCCTTTCTCATATAGGTTCGCTCGCTCGAATCTGACTCTACAGTTTCACCCTCACCTTCAGGAGTAGTGGTAGAAGTGCTTCCACCTCCTCCACTCTGCTTAACTTCAACATTCAAAACTACTGATTTAGATTCAATTTGGTCCCATTCCTTTCTGAACTTGGTGACCCAATCGTACATTTTATCCAATTTATCCATTGCTTCATCAGCTTGTAATTCCAATTTCTTCCTTGAAATTTCATCCATCTCCCCTTTGTATGCTTTTAACAAATCAGTCATCTTAGTGATTGCTGTTTCTACATCCTGTTGTTCCTGTTTTCTATCCTCTGATAGATTTTTAAACGTGAGTTGTGCATTACGAGCGATATCCTGATACTGTTGGGAGAACCTACGGGCATTCTCTTCAAGGGTGTAAATTACTTCTCCATTTTCGTCCTTAACTTCGGTGGCTAACTGTTTGGTTAATTCTAGTGCTTTGTTGAAAAGTTCCTTATCTTTAGTTATTCTAGCCCTTCTTAAAACATCATCCCTTTCAGCCATTATGCTTCGGAACTTCTGCTCTTCACTCATCCCCTGACGGGATATTTCAAGAGCCTCTTCTTGACCTTTCTTTTTAAAATCAAGAGAGGTCTTTTCAAAATCTTCAGCCTCTTTTCTAAGTTCTGATTGTCTTTTCTTCAGTTCATTAATTATACCCTGGGTTACCTTAGCATTTTCCTTTAGTATCTTCTCAGTAAGTTCGGCCTCAAGCTCTCCCCTTTTCTGTGTAATAACAGATTGATAACCCAAAATAGTATCCTGATGGTCTTTCTCTATTTGGGTTCTTTTCTCCAGATTTTCTTGCTTTACACGGGTTACCTCTTCCTCATTGCCCTGCGCTAACAGTAATTCCTTCTCATAAGTTTTCTCCCTTTCCTCTAATCGTCCTTCGTATTCCTCATTCTCTTTCTCTACAAATTCCTGTATCAAATTTATCTGGTCATTTAAACTTTCCTCTGTAGTCTTGGTTTCCTTACCCATATCTTCCGCAAACTTGGCAAGGTATTTAGCTCTAATAGCAGCCCTTTCCTTCTGGAAACTCTCTTCTTTACCAAGAAGTATCTTTATCTGATCCTCAGCAGCCGCTATTTCATTTTCCATCTGTTTAAGTCTCTTAGCGAACTCTACCTTCTGGATGGGATCTAAACTCCTAAACATCTCTTGAAACGATTTAGGTAACTTACCTAACTGTTTTTCCCATTCCTCAGTCTCCTTCTCAAACTTAACGGTTACTTTATTAAGTTCTTCAGTTATAGCAGATATAGCCTCTGGGCTTAACTTAACTCCCTGCATTTCTTCGATCTGCTTTATTATATCTTCTATAGAGGCCTGTCCTTTTGTAATTTCTTTGAGTTTTTGAGCCATAATAACATAAGTGTTAATGAGCTCTTCATTCTGCTTTTTATACTTTTCGGTTGATTTACCAGCATCTTCTAGATTTTCCGTAAAGTAACCTAAAAATTTACTAAGGGTTTCTAAGCCCTTCTTTCCTACATCCGAAAAGAAAGCAAACGCTGGGCTCAGTTTCCTCAGCACTATATTAGCTAAATCTATAATTTTGGCTCCAAAATCAGCAAGCCATTTAATTCCCTTGAGTATCCATTGACCAAAATCAGCTAACACACCTACAAATACACCACCGAACCTTTTTACTCTTTCCTTAAATCCTTCCCATTTTCCAGTTTCATCTAATAGCTTTTTTTGCTCTTTAGCCAAATCAGAAGTTACAATGATACTCTTTTTAAGTTCTTCCTCATATGCTCTCTGAGTAAGCACCGCATTCCTACCTACTGCATCTACTGACTCAGACAACACACCATTCAATAATTCATATTCTTTCCTTAAACGAGCAACTAACCCAGCATGTTCCTTACTTACATCCTTACCTTCATTCTGTCTTGCCTGAAGATCTGAAAGTGCCTGAGCATACACCCTAAGAGTCTGTACAGTTTTCTCCTGCTCTTGTTGAGTTTTAATGGCCGCATTTACAGCTCTTTCTTGAGCACCTAGCCAAAACTTAATAGCTGCTACCACCGCACCTATAGCTGCCGCCAGTAATAACCATCCTCCTTTAAATCCTTTTATTATCCCACCCACATTTAAAAGAGCAGTTTTCATTCCCTTAAATGTCAGTAAGGATTGACCCGAGACTATTTGAAGTTGAACTAATAATTGAATATACAATCTTAAAGTGGTAATGGCAGCACCTATTTTACTGCCAAGAAATACAAAAGCCACAGACAGACCTCTCAAAGCCTGTATAGACAACCAAATAGTACCTGTCCACACGGTAAAACTTGTAGTTAGCCTACCAGGACCTGAACTAACAAAATCAGCAATACCTTTTGCAACGGCTCTGAGCACATCGATAAAACCTTTCATAACTCCTATTGCCCCGCCTTCACCGAAAGCTACTGCTATCAATTTTGCTCTATCTGCTAAATTCTTAATCTTAACTCCAAGACCTTCCATCTGTTTTGCAGCCATCCTAGCAGCTGAACCCACTTCATAGGTATACTCCAACATCTTACTAAAGTCACCTGTAACAAAAGCACGAGTAAGGATAGCGGCCGCTTGGGCACCACGCAGTCCAAACAACCTGTAAGCCTTGCCCATATCTACAACTTGCCTCTCAGAGTCATACAGTATAGGCTTGAGGTTCATTAAAGCCTGTTGGAATCCTACTAATTTAGGATTAACTTTGGTTAGAGCAATACCATGTGCTTCAAATTCCTCTCTTAAATTGCGGTTAGGTGCAAGAAGTCTGGCTAATACTTGCCTCAAACCAGTACCAATGGTACTTGCTCTCAGACCGTTATTAGCAAGAACCATCATAGCGGCGGCGGTCTCTTCCAGCGATAGGCCTGTTTGTGCTGCCGCGGCACCTACAAAGTTGAACGCTATGCGGAGTTTGTCAAGGGTAAGTTTAGAACGGTTGATAGCATTTGACATAACATCAGATACACGGGCTGACTCTACCGTTTGGAATCCAAATGCACGAATAGTGGTGGTGAGTAAATCAGAAGTAGTCTTTAAATCAGATAATGTTCCAGTAGCCAAGTTAGCTACTGCTTCCATCGACTGCATTGCCTCTGTAGCACTAAAACCAGCCTGTCCTAACAATACCATTCCCTCTGCTACTTCACCAGTAGAGAACTTGGTTTTCTGTGCCACATCTTTTATTGTTTCACCCATACCTAGCACTTCGTTGTCGGTAGCACGGGTGATAGCTTGGAGGTTTTTAAGAGCTTGATCAAAATCTATGATTTCCGTAACACCTGCTTTAAGAGCCTGCACTACGGAGAAGATAGCTGAGGCGGCTAATCCATAGGAAGCGGTTACCTTCATAGCAGCCAAAACACGCTTCCAAGCACCTTCCACTTTAGCAATCTGCTTGCTGTATTCCTGGACCGTCTTGCCACTCTTCTTAACACTCTTATCTACCTTGTCAATACCAGCGGCAGTTTCACTTCCCATCTTGGATCCGCCCCTAGCTCCCTGTTCAAAGGCAGCTCCCATCTTGCGTAATTCTTCTCTAATGCGGGCGGTTTTACTTAGGAAATCGCGTATGTCAGCCGTAAAAAGTGTACCTAGATTTAATGTTCTGTCAGCCATTTTTAAAACTACCTGATAATTTTGGTTTAATCCTCTTTAACATCTCCATTGTAAGTTTTCTTCTGTCCTTTATTGACATGTGTTCATAGGATTCAGGATCCTTGAAGGTCGTAAGATCCGTTTCCTTTTTCTTCTCCACCTCTTTGTCAAGATTGACACCAGCCATAGAAGCCCTAAAGCGCATCTCCTTATAAATACGGTCTTGGTAATGATCAAATAAAACCTCAACCTGTCCAAAAGTAAGGCCTCCATTCCTATAACTTAACTTATAGAAGTGGTCTAAGGTGTAGCCGTAGATCTCACAACACGTGGTGACCGTTTCGGCGAGGGTGACAGTTGCTCCTGCCTCTTCACCTCCGGGAAGAGGCTTGTCAACTTTCCCAAAGGGCCTTCAAAGTTCTCCTTATAAACGATCTCCACAATTTCCATTAATTGAACATTCGTTATCTCTTCCAATATACTTTTATCTTCATCAGTAATCATCTCAACAATACGCTCGATATTTTCTTTGATTAAACTTAACACAAAGGCTATAAACTGCATCATTCCTTCTTCATTTTCATCAGGTGCCATTTGAAGGAAAGCATTCAATCCTTTATTTACAAGGTCTGTGAGATTAAGCTGATCAGATAATGAAAGAGGATAGATGGAAAGGTTCCGCAGGGTTCGCTTGCCTATTTCGACAGAGCGAACCTGCGGATTGAGTTTTCTATCATCAGAAGAGTCTGGCATTTTATTTCCCTCCTAAAAGGTTGTTTCAGCTATTAAGCTGTAGTAGTAGTGGTAGTGGTGTAAGTTGTGGTATTCCAGATAATGTGACCCAGAGGGGCACTATCCCATACCGCATTTCCACCACTAATCCCGCTGTCTGCTCTCTTAGCCTCGAGTTGAAGGGCAACAGCAGCAGGTTCCTCAGGTGCAAACTCCATCTCAATAGAAGCAATAGCCTGAGCTCTTGGGAAAACAATGGTCATGGTGTTGGAGCCATCAGGGAAGGTATACAAAGCCTCCACTCTAATGAACACCGGGGTTGAAATGTTACCCAACGGCACATCTCCACTATGTGCATTGGTATAATCTGCAGGATCCAAGCCATAAGCTAGAGCCATGTTTTTGGGAGTGATTTCCCTAAAACCACATGACAGCATAGCTGATTCCCGCAGCGGGAATGTAGCGTCCTCTAACAGAGGATATCCAGACTCTAGCTTATAGAATTCCAGATTACCTGTGTAAGAGGTGTTTGCCATAGCGCCTAGGCTGTGTGCAGAACCGAGACAGGGATTATAATTATGAATATTAGCCGCTGAAGGGCCTACCCTGATCTGCGCCAGACCTAACGCAATGGTGGTACTGTCTTTGGTCAATGGACCATAACGATCAACCATAGTCTATACCTCCTTGTTAAAGTTAATGATTACGAGTTTCTGCCAGAACTTCAGACTGCTCATTTATAGGATTAACCTCAATGTCGTCTGATTGACTTGCAAACCTCACCTTAGGCCAAAAATAAAAAGTATTAAACTTACCGCAAGATCTCCTAAGACATTTCATCTTAAGCGATCCAAATATTATCATTTCAACAGGAGGATCTCCTGGATTTTCCTTATCACTACCAAATACAAACTTCCAACATCCATTCGGTAGTCTTTCTATCATTCGCTTTCCACAGTACTTGCAGTGGTAGAATCGTTTTGCCATAATAGAGTTCTCACTTTGCCGGTGCCCTTAATCGTACTGTTATTATTTTATATTTGGTTTCATCAGGACCTTCCATAGGTATTGACTCATACACTTCGGTAACTAGCAGTTTCCCTATTTCTGTCCATGGATTAGTAGGATGACTCTGATAGAAAGTGATTCGTTTAAAGGCATCAGATTGACTGGTACTAGAGTCAATCGAAAGTCCTTCCACAATAGTGTCCCTTAACTGGGATAATTTAAAATATTCATTATCCTGTCTCGTACAGCAGTACACATGTACCAAGGTGTCAGATAAAAGAGCTACTTCTGAAAGGTGAATAATTACATTTATCCATTTATGAACGGTACGCCCTTGCAAGTCAGGCTGAGATAGAGCTTTATCAAAAGACATAGGGACGGAGTAGGTGTCTATAAAGAACTTTTTAACACTATCTCTGATATTTGCTTCTCTTGCTGTAGCGTCTAAAGTCATACTGTTATACACCTCTGTTCTTAAATTTAGTGCAGTTTATTTAACGAATTCTGCACGAACTTCTTAAATTGCTTGCTGTGCTATTTGCTAAACTTTTCCGCGTACTCTATTACGCTTTTAGCTTCTGGAATGAAGTTGTGCTCCAAGAACTGCTCTTCCTCAAACTCTTCATGTACACGAGCATAAACAGGAAGACTGTTCTCAATATACGTTTTGAGCATTTTAAGTTCTTTTAATGGCATTTCAATTTGAACATGAACATCCTTTGGATAAGCATCCACTATCTTCATCATCTACTCCTTGTTTGTTCATTGATGATTGCATCTTGCTTTTTCTTAAGGGATTCCAATTGTAATCTTAATTTACGATAACGTTCACGATCTCTGGCATCATTCCATCTAGAACAATTATCATTTCCATGTTTATCTTCCAATTGACCCATCTGCATAGATATTTGATATATTGCATCTCCTACTATCTTCTGTTCTAGCCTAAGGTCAACAAGATTAAGATCTTCACTCTTAGCAAAGTAGGACAGTCCTCCTACTACCATTCCAATTATTGCCAGAACGGTTAAAATTGATTCGACATTACCTTTTAACCATTTCATCGCCATGCTCCCATTAATTTAGACATTGATTGAGTAGCTTGCTTAGGCCATCCTTCTTCTATAAACTCTTCAAGGGTAGGATTAAAAAGAGGCCTAGCAGCCTGCCCCCTTCTACCATATTCAGCCCAATACCCATACTCAGCTATGCTAACAGGTGGACCAGGATCCGTTCCAAACCAAGAAGTACCAGGTGCCATAGCATGTGCAGGAACTCCTCCAAACCATCCTCCACTTAGTTTAAAAATTGTAAGAGACCTTTGTAAGGCTCCGCTCATTATCCACCATCTACTTTCACCAAAAGCAAACAACTTCCATTCCCTATAACGCTGGTTAAGAGGTGACCACTGTCCTGCAAACTTTTGAATACTGATATTACTACTTACACGATAAACATAGTCCAGTGCCGAACGCATGGGAAGGTCATTCTGCTCTATCTGTGCCTTCCTTCTTATCTTTATCAAGGCACCCAGATACCGACGGTAGCTGTTCAAATCCCACGACATTCTCACCATTTTCAATTATCCTTTGATACGCTTCATAATCGGCTTTTTTTAGGGCTTCCCTCATCATTAAATAAGCCGAGTAAAGTCTATGCAGTAATCTTCCAGGTTCACAATTTCCGCCACATCGCTTAACAAAAATATCTACTCTGATTAAATCCTCATCGCTGATAAACAAATTCATAGTATATGCCTCGGATCCACCTCATACTGATCTCCTTCTGGTAATCCGGTCTTACTATTCACTACATAAAAAGGCTTAAAACACTTAGGACAAACTACCTTGAAACGGTCGTCCTCTTTACTGCTGATTATAATAACTTCTGTTCCGCAATAAGGACATAAACAACCTGGCTTGGACATTAGCATAATCTCCTATGCTAAAGATAAAAGAACTCAAGCATTGAACTCATTAGGCAGTAGTCGTAGTAGTAGTGGTGTAAGTTGTGGTGGTAGTGGTAGTAGGTCTAGTGTCAGTTCCCACTTCCAATACGTCCATGCCTTCAAATCTTCTCTTTTTTATCGCCTCTACCCTATAGTACTCTCCAGAGCTTAACAGCAGGCGATCTAAAACTTGGATATCATAACTGGATGGAACAAATGCCTCATGCACCTGTAACCCAATCAATCCAAGTTGCTCGTCTGTATCTAAGTCTATACCAAATAAAGGAGCCGTGATCAGTATAGGTTTGTTGGTTTCAACGGGTGTCCAAGTAGTTTTCATCAAAAGGGTTTGACTGTCCCTTGACTCACTTGGTCTGTACACCGTCATGGTTTCATTGGTTTTATATAATACGCCTTGATATGAGATAACTGTATTCTCAAACATCTCTGGCGTTAAATTCATTATGAAGTATTTCTCTGATGTGGTGGTAAATTGAATGACATCTCCAGCTAACGCTGAAGTATCATATACTAGGGTAGCTTCGAGAAAGAACTCTCGAATGAAGGGTTTTGTGACCTGAGCATTAGTTTCGTAGTCAAGATATTCTCCAAGAACATTCCCACTGTCCCTTAATATGTTATATTTAGTTCCGACCTCAACAATAGCTTCTTTAATATCAGGTCCAATGGTCATTAGTCATTCTCTTTAGGAGTAAAATCAACTTCAGCTACATCACTATAAGTTATGTCCTCTCCTGTCTGACCTTCATAAGCAAATCCAGCATCGATCTTAGTACCAAAAGCATGAAATGGATCCACAGCACCAAAAAGATCAGGTCTATCTTCTTGAAACGCTACGAATTCCTCATCCATCGTACTGATTATTTCTTTATAATGTTCCCACCTTTGCTGAAGGTTTATTTGCTTATATTTGAATTTATGAGCAGATTCGGAGTAAAGGTAAAAGAAGATATGACGTTTGGCTCTTTTCTTAATCCATAACAGCTTGAGGGTGTCATCTAAAGGTAATGTCCATCCAGTTTCAGCCTGGGCATCTCCCAATCCATTTACGTAATCATCCCTCTCCAGATAAGTATCTAGATTTTTAACTTCCTCTGTTAGCTGATCGATTAATTCTTCTTCAGTCATCTTGTTTCACCTGAGAAGGAAGCCTTCTTGACTTCCTATGATAAATAACCTTTATAGTTTTAACACCAAGGTCTACCTCTTCTTGTATGTCAGGAGGGAGGGGCGGCACTAAAACCGTCCCCTCCTCCCATATCTTTTTACCACTCTTTAGAGTACTCAATATTATTACTTTTTCGATATCCATATCGATTGCCTCCTTAATTTCAACCACTGCTATTAAGCAGTTGTAGTGGTTGTGGTGGAGGATGATGTAGTCGTGGTGGTTGAGGTGGCTGCTAAGCCAGCTGCCTGTGCAACGGTTAAAACGTAAACCGCATCTCTCTGATAGAGAACGGGCAAGCCTTTATCCTGCACCCTAATCCACGTTACTTCAGGATCCCAATCCGTATTGGTATCCGTGTATTGACCATAATGGCGAGCTACTCCGAAAGGTGCTTCTTTGTACTCAGCAATATTCTGACCATCGACTCTGGTAGACATCATAACGAACTTGTAGTCCGGTACGAATTTCTGTGCCATCGTTACATAGTCTTCCATCGCTTTGTACGAATTGGTAAATGGATATTCTATCTGAACGGTGCCAGCCTCGGCGTCTACTGAAAGGATGTACCTTTCCTCCCAAGTGCCAGCACTACGATCATGAATTCTCAGCGTTCCGCCAACTACAAAATCCTCATTGGCATCTACTGATATCCAAGTCGTGCTTCCGCCTGTTACGGCAGCAGTCAACCAGGCTTTGATCTCATATTGTTCATCGTAAACGACAAACCGAGGAATATCCAGTAAGGAACCCAGGATCTGGGGGTTGACACCCACAATTTCATGCACATTTCTGGCGATATTACCATAAAGCTCGCCAGTGCCGAAGGCGTCTCGCTTCAACAAGTTAGTGATGTTGGTGTCATTAGCAAGCAGTTTCAAGGTGCTGGAGTTAAAAATAGCGATGTCTACTTTACCGCCACACTCATCAGCAATTCGCTGCTTACCGTCCTGGATGTCGCCTATCACATTTCGACTTGCACCTGATCCCCAGTAGTAAGATGAGGTAAGTGCAACCCGGTTTGCAGTAGGAATACCATAATCAATGCTGACCTTATAGCCTCCCTGTACATCATAGGAGAAGCCATTATTGAACAGCATCTGGGCAAACATCCATTCCTTTCGTCTATTGCTCCTGTTTTTAAGGTTAGCCAATTCCCTCGCCAGTTTCTGCTGAGCTGTCATACGTTGGGATTCGGTGCCAGGTTGACGAAGATTATTTAGGAACTCTTCATCAAAAGGCATTTTCTCTTTCCAGTATGCAGCCTCGGCTCTGTGCTGGCTTATCCCGTGAGGAGCGGTCTGGGGCGCCGGAGCACCAGGCGGAACGAATGGGGTCATACCCCTTCCACCTCTGTGGCTTTCCCACTCGATGCTACTTGATGGGGACTGGCTGGATCCAAAAATGTTCATTAGAATCAATTCTGGCGGTGTAACAAATATCTCCATGTAATTCTGGAGAACCGACAGTCTCAATTCCGGTATATCACTTTGACCACGTGGCATATGGTTTCACCTCCTTCCATCGTGGAATTAACGGATGTATGTGTATTGGCCGAAAGTAGCAGAGCTAATGTCGGCAATAGCAGCGGCATCCAAGTTGGTAAGACATCCTGTGTACAGAACGCAATTACCAAGTATAAGGGTTGCAACAGCACCTTTAGCCGTAACACCAGTGCCTGTATCCACAGTTTTCTCCAAAATACCGACACAATCTGAGTAATTATTACCACTCGTGCCAGCTTCGACAATGATGTAGGCTCTTCGGGCGGTTGTAAAAGCAGTACCTCCAATAGCAGTCGTGAAAGTGATCTTTGCACGATGTGGATCAGAAGTACGATCGATAGCCGTGATCGCTCCCTTGTTCTCCGCAGCGGTGGTGTTGTCATTGATGATAACATCGTCGCCTACCTGGAACTTATAACTATCGTCCAAGGTAACATACACGAACTTATCAGTAGTTCCACTATTAGCAACCAAATAAGCCCGCGCATTATCAACGTCCGCTGGGAAGGTAGTAGGAGCGTAAGGCAAAAGTTTTGCCTTCCCACCAGCAGCCGACAGGTTCTTTGCCAAGGTGGTACCTTGTTCAATCAAGCCATAACCAGCCTGAAGGGTGACAGGAACACGAAGAGCTGCCATGTGGTCTGAATAATATAGGCGTTTATAATCCTTCTGCGTACCATGAAGTACATGAGGGATATCGCCTCCTCGAGCTATATCTACCATACAGTTTCACCTCCTATCTTAATAGGCTTCAAAGGGTTAAAGGTTTAAGTTTGAGCTTTCTTCTCCAAGTCCGATTTGGTTTGATGCCCAGCAAGATGGACCAATTTCTCTGCTATAGCCATATCGTTCTTGGTCTCCTCTTCCGATCCCTCAGAAGAGCCATCCTCGACTTCCTTTTTGGTGAAGCCAGAGCCCAGGACCTGTTCAGTCATGCCCCTGTCTTCCCAATCTTTAATCTCAGCGTCGATGGCTTCCCCAAACTTTTCGACATTCAGTACCCCATCCTCCACAAACTTGCTGTAGGAAACATGGGGCTGAACTTTATCGTAATAACGTTCGGGAATCTTGCTGTCAGACAACTTATCAAGCCATATTTTAGAACCTTCGGCTTTGAGCTCATTCTCAGTCCGGATTGCATCTTTCTTCTCCAGCTCAAGAACTTTCTCACTCATAGACTCATTGTCCTTCTGCATCGTCTCCAGTTTGGCTTCCAAAACGGTCTTCTCTTTAGAGAATTCCTTCTCGGCTGCCTCCCTGCCAAGTTTAAGAGCAGCATCATAAATTTCTGGATACTTCTCTTGGAGTTCCTTAATATCCATTATCTCTTTCACCTCCCTTCTCTTTAAAACAGGTTTTTGGTTATCACTGAGGTCATCCTCAGCGTTGATTACTTTCTCTTCGTAATCAATATCGATAGGCTCCTTGCTGAAAGCCGAAGCACTAGTCTTATTATCCCATCCAAACACACAAACAGACATCTCTCGAAACTTTGACTGCCTCCAGATAGTAGCTGGTCCTTTCATGGAGAACCCATTAACCTCTGCCTTCGCACCTTCATCCAGCTTCTCTACCACGAGCGGCTTGGCACTAATACTAGACTGGTAAGGAAATCCCTGTTTTGATAATTTAATGAACTCATCAGCAGCTTCAGTATCCAACAGCTTGCTGTTTTCAGGGGCTACGAGCTGTCCTTCCTCATTCACAATAGGTTTACCCATAAAGGCAACCTTACGACTGGTATCATGATTTTCAAGGATAGGATAGCGGGATTCCTCGAATTTCATGCCTTGCAAGTCAATGGCAAGGTCCCCCCAGTACCAATGACCTTTAATAATCTTGCCTGAGTACCCAACCATACTCAATTTAGGCTGTCCTTCTTCACCTTCCCCGAAGTCCACGAATGCTTGGCATCCATGTCCCTCATCTACAAAACGTAGTGCTCCTTTCGGTACTTGTTTCTCACTCATTTTTAGCTCCTTTTGCAAGCTGGTAAACTTGGCCAATGACGACACACGCATCTTCGAATACCAGAAGGATTAGGTGCGTGACGAGCATACGCCAAGGCCGCTATAGCCCTTGCCTTTGTATTTACAGGATAGGTGCCCTTAGGTGCTCCTCCTGAAGGACCACAAAAAGGTCCTGTTTTATATTTACCTGCATTAGAGCCTCCGGCTTTCTGCTGCTGGAGACCAAAAAATGAATCATGCAAAAGTAAATCTACCTGTTTCCAAGTAGATCCCATTTCTACCAAGGCTTCAAGCTCAAAACTTTCATCACTAAATTTACTATTCGCTATCCTTATTGCTTTTCCCTCACAATCACTACTACCCTGACTCTGGCATGATCTCAGTACACCATTAGCTATTTTAGCCCATTGAGCTGCCTGAGCTGAAGTCAAGCCCTTTTTAAACCTTTTGGCATCTGCCGCTGTCCAAGGCATCTCATACCTCTATATAAGGGTTGCAATAAAAAACCTCTCCGCCACGAGAGGCTACAGGTCTTACTTTAATAAAGGCATTATGTTTGATTGCATCTTTTACAGTTTTAGTTTTACTACCTCCGCCAGAAGCGCCAACAGACAGCCCATTACCAATATATATCTCAACATGTACGACATGGGCATTCTCGTTAGCCCAGAAAACAAGATCTCCTGGTCTAGGTCCTTCAGTAGTAACAAATCTTTTAGCTAGAATATGAGCTGTCCAGTCACCCGATCTAGGAAGAATTCCCACAGATTTTAAGCACTCGATAGCAAGACCGCTACAGTCAAATCCTGAGGGATCGTCTCCTCCCCAAATATAAAAAGTGCCAAGATAGGACATAGCGATTCTCTGTACGAGCTTTCTGGCTACTTTTTCATCTATCATGCTCCTCCTCCTTCTAAGTCTTCCTGGGTAGCTTCAGCATCTACATTGTAAATAAGCTCGGGATACATCTCATCCTCTGTAGCCTTTTTCAATCTAGCTTTATGGTAGTTACCCACACCCATCCTTCGTGCTACCTCTTCATTAGGTATACCTAGTTGCTCACTCACAGGACCATGTTTAACCCCTAACAATGCTTTAGCACGGCCCTCTAGGTCTATTACTTCGCTAATGGGATAGGAAACTTTGATGAGTTCTTGAGGTTTCCTATCCACCTTTTTCACAATCGGACTTTTATCTTCATTAAATCCCACAGCTTCCTTTACTTTAAATATAGAAGGGAAATCAGAAACTACGGATTTAAGGTAGAATATGGAACCCCAAAAGTCATGAATAAACCAGCGATCGAACAGCACAACCTCATCACTTACACGGTCTGACATTGGACCTCTCGAAGCCCTTATACTAGCATAAGGGCTCCGAGATTTGGAGGAGAGAATATCCTCGGGCTCGTTGAGTCCGCTCCCAACCATTTCAAGAATATCCGTATCCTGCTCCCTAATATTAGAAAGTACAGGATTCTTAACCTCTACCTCCATGCCAGGGGGAAGCACCAATGACGATCCTGGGGTCTTTTTTGCCATGATACCCGTCTTACGACGGTCATCATCAGATAAAGATAGCCAAAGTTTGAAACTCTTTGGCTCAGTTATTTTGAATATCCATAAATAAGCCCCAGATGACTTTTTATGGTCTATTTCATACTTTTTAAGGTTTTCGTAGTGATTTATCCACTCAAGCGTAGTTCTTAGGTAGGATATCGCTCTTTTCGTAACAAATCCTTTCTCAAGCACTACAATAAATTTATTATAACTCTTGAATTTAGTGAAAGTTCTAGCCCTAGATTTGCTATTCGATTGCAATTTTGGGTCGTAAAGCTCGGATTCTGCGGCTAACGATAACAGTTCTGGGTAGTAAGCACAGAAAATCGAGGGTATCTGTTGCATATTATTGCTATCGTAGCGGATATTGTACATCAGAGGCATTGTAGGCTTAGTAGGATGATTGATTACTCCACTTCCGTCCCCTCCACTGCTGCTAACCACAGAGGGATCCACAAAATCTACTTCTACAAAGCCATCTTTGTGTAAAGTAAGACATAAGAATAGTTCACCTTCTATCAAATGCCTCACGTAGTACTTATAAAGGAAATAATAAAGACGGTTGCGGGGATCATACCAAATTTCGTCAATGGCTTGCTGAATTTCAGGTATTCCTGAAGAGACCTCGAAGCCCATGCCAGTAACACGGCCAGCTAGACCTCTTATTGCAGTATTAATGTGGGGATTTTGATGAGCTTTCTGGAAGCAGACCGTCTGTAGTCGCTTCCTTACTTCGGTTGGATCTTCCTTTTTCCCTGCATCAGGAATGATAGGGAATCCATCTTCATCGGTTGCTCCAGAGTACCCTTCAGCTAGTGATTGCCAGGGCATACTGAAGGTGATGTGCCTTAAAACGTCATCTGGAATTTCTTGTATTCTCTCCGCTATCTCATCTCTACTCAACTCCACTGTCATTTTTTGATTCCTCATCTACAAGATGGTATTAAGAGAACAAATTGCCAAATATATAACACACCTGGGGGCGGGTTGTCAAACTATTTTTTGCTTTCCCAAAAAGAAAGGCGGAAAATCAAGTATAATCCCCTACGATTCCTGTGCCTTGAATGAATGTTCCAAAGCTAGTCATTGACTTTCTGATTCTAAAAGAGTCAGGTCCGAGCATACGACCTCCGTATAAACACCATCCCACACTATACACGGAATCGTCCTGTATTCCTCCCTTTTCAGTCTTTTCTGGACTTCCGAACCATCGCTTAATGGGATCATGATCAAAGACTGACAGCTCTTCACGTAAAACATCGACCCGTTTACTTCCGACCACATGGATTGGTGGGCATTTAAATCTACCCTCACGGGCAACATTATAAAACTCTTTAAATGCTTCCCGTTGTCGGTCGTAATTAGGAAAGATAGGTTCGAAGAAAATATCTCGATCCTCGCACCACTGAACCATATCCCAGGACCCGTAGCGCTCGCTGCAGAATGCATCAATTCCATCATATTCTGTATCCATTTCGTCCATTAGACGTTTAACAATATTGATATCTTGATTCTGAATACTTGTCAGGAATATCAATATGTAGATATACTTCATATCTGGTATTTCAATAGTTTCATGGAAAGGATTACTGCGGCTTCCTGCCAGTCCCTTAAGCACAGCACAGAAAATGGTGCGAGCTTGTCCATGCACAGCAGTAGGATCTGCCATGTCAAGTCCAGTAAGTAAAGCCCAATCAGTATCAAAAATATCAGAAAGGAACTGCAACGTAGAAACCGAAGGTGGACTATCTACAAAAGGACCTTCAAGGGTGAAAAGGGACTCTACCTTTCTAAACTTACTATCTATAAGAGCTACTCTTTCCCAATCAGCTGCCGCCCCTTCGTTAAATCCTTTACCAGCAGTATCCTCCGCTCTAGCAATCAACTCATACTTTCTTCTAATAGCCGTTTGTATTTCATCATGATTTAAAAATCCATTATCTACACCGATGTAACCCATTTCCTCAATCATTTCATCTGTAAAAACCCGTACAGTTCCAGCCTCCCAGAGGTTCTGAAAATATCTCTCAAACTCTCCAAAAGGAAATTTGACTTTATAGTCATTAAGTTGATCCTCATCCATAAGAGGGTTCCAATAATCTTCCGAATCTGCACTTCTCGAGCACCTATAGCTGAAGTAGACATTTCGCAGGTTTCCTGCTTTCCATTCTTTATATAAATTATAGAGTACATGGGTCTTATCTGACACGGTTGAGTCGATTAAGCCAAACGCATTAGGTATATTTCTAATACTACCATCTAGCTGTACATAGAACCTTGGATTCTTCATATCAAACATTTCACTGAATGAGTAGGCTGTTATATTAGAAAGTATACCAGTAAAGGTACCAACGCTGCGGATGATACAATCTATGTCCTTACTCTTAGGATCGTCAGGGTCTTCCTTCAATCTGATTTCTTTTTCTTGGATATTATTCTTACCAATTAGTGCTAACAACGATGGGCTGTGGAGAATGATATCCCGTATAATATCATAATGAACGAACTTAACTTGGTCTCTACTATTAGCCCCTAGCATGATCTTCTGGCGGGAGAATGCCATAAACTTCCAGATTATTATAAGGCAGACTATTAGTGATTTACCTTCACCTCTCATCCAACAAAACACTATCTGCCTGTAGAGGAAATAACCTTCCTCATCCATCGCTAGACATTCCCTTAATATATCCTTCTGCCTTTCCCACATCTCTTTGTAGGAACGCTTAGTCTTGGGATTAGGTGTGTCAGGTAGATCACTTAGGGGGCACCAGTACTCCATTTTGTCTATGAAAATAGGAACCCTTACATGATCCTCACAGAAGCGAATACACCCTTCGGCTCCATCCTGATATGTTACCACTTCGTGATCTGCTGCTTTGATTCTACTCGCTCTTTTTACTGTCATGGAGAAGGTCTCCTTATTACCAATTCAAATATGCTAACCGAAGCTAAGAAGTCATCAGGCAGTATATATTTATCAAAGTAGAGATCGGGAGGTCTGCCATAACATTCCCATACAAACTCAGTACAGTAAAACTCTTCATCTTCACTCTCAAACTCGTAATCATACTGTACATGTTTTTCCAGAAATGCGAATGCCTTCTTTACAGCTTGGTATCGAGGATAGTGGGCACCAACATGCCTCAGCACAGCAACGTGGTCACAGCGGCAGAACGTAAGGATGTCCTCACTACATATACCTTCACCTAACATGTGAATCACTCTGTTATCCCCAACATAAATAGCGGCATGGGTGAAGTAGCCAGGTGTTAGCATACCTCCTAAATAATGATCATACCTTCGCAACAGCACATCTCCCTTCTGCAAGGAGTTCAGGATATCTCTCACGTCCTCCCCCTTCATACGGTAGTGGCTGTCGCCGAAGAGTATAACGCCACCTTTATAGAGACGGATGTCGGCTACGTTCTTAATCAGCCATTTTTTAATCTTCTTTAGATTTTGCACCTTTCCCTCTCCACATTACAATTATAGCCTTCAGCTTGCCCTTCTCATTTCTCAGCAATCCTATATCCTTAACTTCTAGTCCACTGTACTCTTCCAATCCATTCAACATGTGCTCTATATTGTCCTCTGTCACCTGCAACTTGACGTTTAAATCATTGTTAGCCATAATTTTTACCCCCTCTCATCTGTTGAATTTTAAAAGATTTCTATTGCTTGTATGCTTTGCTATGCGCTTTTTTTCATCATAGCTAGCCCTCTTTTTAACCCTCTGTTCCACCAAGCATTTTTCACATCTCACCTTCCCATACTCTGCCATAGCACCACAATCTATACACCTACCCTCCATACGGCGCTTTATATTATGTGATCGGCGTGGCATTAGTAGTTCTCCTTATACCCCCACTCGTAAATGCCATGCACTGGACACCCAACAGTAGACTTCTTAAACTCTGATGTGCCACACGTACATTTTGGACTACTACAATTACCATACTCTACTTTATAAGTAGTCCACAACTTACCTCCACACCAGGGACAGTATTCAAACTCTTTCCCTTCATACTTCCCTACTATGGTTAACGGCAATGTCCATGGTGCATTAATAAGGTTTATGTTCTCTTCCCAATCCTTGCATCCACATTTCTTGACCTCCATCACTTCGCCGCCCTCCTCAATGTGGGTCTTTCATTAGGCTCACGCAGTCCTAAGTTCTGATCAAAGTACTTTTTGTTCCACTGCTCACGCCAATTAGCACCTCCAGGCACCTCTTCAGCATCCTCTCGGTCTCTAGGCAGTATGCCTGGCTGCTTAAGGTTACCAAGAGCACGTATATACTCTCCTTCCAACCCAATGGACTTCTGCGTAGCCTCAATGGAGCGGATGGTTTCCCTTATCTCTTTAAATACGGGGTGCATCTTTAGCAACCCTCGGGAGGTGACGTAGCACACCTCCTGAACGCTGTAGGCGAATATCTGGAAGCGCACAAGCTGATGGAACAGTGGCAGCAGGCGCAGGGTGAAGGCGTTGAGTAGTTCTTGGTTCATATCCTTCTTAATCAAATCATAGTAGCTGTCCATAACGGCACTGATATACCCAGTCTCCACGCTGCACTTTCCATTCTTGCTATAAGGACATTTCTGGTATACAGGACAGTCCTCTCCTACGCAGTCTCTGACCGCGTCGATAGCGATCATGCGTAGGCCTTCCTTAGTGTATCCCTTTGTGGGTGTCAGTCGGTAGAGTTCTGTGTCTCGCATTTGGTGATCTCCTTTGTCATGGTTGGTTCGGCCTCTTCGGCGTAGGTAAGGCGCTTTAGACGCTCATATATGCCGCTGCGGGCAATACCAAGGCGACGGGCGGCATCTGATTGCGTAGGCGTGTTGGCAAGGGCAATCTCGATGTATAAACGCTCTACGATGTCGCGGATGGTTTTCAAGGTGCATCCCTCATTATATTTACGGAGTAATATTTCGAATAGAGATTGGTCACGGGCTTGGTCTTCTAAGGCGGTTTGTAGTTGGTCAATATAGGTGAGCACTTTGGTGCCTTCGTTGGTAAGTGACTGTTGAAGGTTGATTTGAGCTGCTTGCACGATATACACTTGCTTTCCGTTGCTGGTGAGCTCTCGCAAGGTGTGGTCGTCAAAGCGCACGTTTTGATTGATCTTTGCTTTGGCCTGGGGCACCACGGTTTGCTTAGAAGGGGTGTTAATGAGTTCATACACACCATTGCGTATGCGGTTTATGAGTTGGGGAAGGTTCATATTAATTCGCTGTATAGCACACCCCGGAGCGTGGTGTCAAGTGGAAAATACGATGCAGGATTGGCCTCCGTTAAAGTTGTGTGAATTCGGTATTCTAATTTATGGTCGGGCCTCCATGCTCATTTATTAAGTATACCCCATTTGTTTATTGAAGGGGCTTCAGTTATCACATGTTGCATGTAATTAATAAATGTTGCAATAAAATGTAAATTGTCATACTACAAATAATGTAGCTTACTACAATTAATGTAGTTTGTATTGCATGTTATTTATTTATTTAATGAAGCATATTTATTAAATGTGTGGGGGCTTAGTTATTGCATGTATAATAAATAAATATGCTTCATTTATTTATTATGTATTATATTAATGTATTAATATATATTTACTATATGTATATATAATAAGTAAATATTGTTTAGAAATATTATTGTAGTTATGTAGTTATGTAGTAGTATAGTAATGTAGTAATACAGTAGTATAGTAATGTAGTAGTATAGTAATGTAGTAATACAGTAGTATAGTAATGTAGT